GAGCAACTGACTCTTAATCAGTGGGTCCAGGGTTCGAATCCCTGAGGGTGTACTAGGAAAAAGGAGGTTTTTACCTCCTTATTTTGTTGGTTTACAGCAGATTAATTGAATAGATGTTATATAAATTGACATCTAAAGGAGTATCAAAAGATAGTACTAATTACGTCAAACTATGACAAGGTATAGTAAATAGTGACATATTTGTGATACCAATGCGATACTAGGGGGTGATACCGGTGTGATACCAATGTGATACCCGGTGTGATACCAGACGTAAATCTTCCCAATTTCTCCTTATCTACATTTATCAATCATACTTAAAGTAAAAGTATGAACAATGTATCTGTACGACTCGTCTTTGATAGAAAGCACGTAGCCACCAAAAAACGTCAATCCTCCGTACAAATGGAGGTTACTTATCAGCGGAAACGCAAGTATGTCGGAACTGGCATAAAACTCTATTCCGACCAGTGGGGCAAAGACCTGAAAGTTAAAAATCACCCCCAGTCATTAGTGTTCAACCAAAAGTTGAATGATATGGTGTCTGGGATATATGATTTTGTCTATCAGCTCTCTTCTCAAAACATTCCTTTCACCTTTGAAAGATTGGAACGGTATTTGAACAATTCGGAATCCGGAACCACAAATTCATTTCTGTCCTTTATGGAGAAACGGATATACGAACGGCAAGTTGCTGATTCAACGAAGCAAAGGCAGAAGTGTGTACTAAAAGCACTGAAAGAATTTGGCAGGATTAAAGATTTTACTGATATTTGTGACGAAAATATCAGAGCATACGATGAATTCGCCAAAAAACGATGCAAATGCCAGTCTTCGGTATATAATTACCACAAGATACTGAAAGTATTTGTAAGAGAGGCGTACGCGGCTCATTTGATTTCAGAGAATCCATATCAGAATTTCAAATTAGATCGCGGCAAACGTGTAGCAAGAAAGTTCTTGACTAAAGAGGAGCTAGCTAAACTCGAAACTAAACAGATTGATGATATGTGCCTGAATCGTGTGAGAGATCTTTTCCTGTTTTGTTGCTATACTGGTTTGGCGTATGCGGATTTGGCAATTTTCAACTTCAAAGATGCTATAATGACAGACGGAATGTATAGAATACGAGATGAGAGAATAAAAACCGGAACTCCTTATAATATATCACTCATGGATAAAGTCATGAATATATTAAAGAAGTATGAGTTTAAGTTGCCTGTTATATCTAACCAGAAGTACAATTCATATTTAAAAATTCTGGGGGCGTTCTGTGAAATAAAGAAGAAGCTGACGAGTCACGTTGCCCGGCATACCTTTGCCACTACTGTTGCATTAGCCAATGGGGTGAGGATTGAGGTTATTAGCAAAATGCTTGGACATACGAATATCCAGACCACGCAGCTATATGCGCATATATATCAGGCTGAAGTAGACAAAGAGTTTGAACGACTTAACAATATTGTATGAAGGTGAAACTTGTCACTGTAAGAGAAGCAGCTGATTTTCTTCGTATATCTTACAGAACAGCTCAACGATACTTGGCTGAAGGAAGAATACCGTACACCAAGCCAGCCGGTAGAGTATTGATAAAGGAGCAAGACTTGATGAACTTCGTCAATATGACGAATAGATAAAAATATATGCCTCGGTTACTTTGCACTGTGTGTCATTTATGACTTACCAAAATAGGTAAAAGCCCAGATTACTGTTTTGACACATGGTATTCACCCTAAGTGACCGGGGTTTATTATAAAATATGTATTTCAATATTAAAGTTGCGGAATACCTACGCTCGTCTTACAGGGCCGTTCAGAGGTATTTGGCAGATGGGAGAATCACATGTACTAAGCCTGTCGGGAAAATACTGATTAATGAGCAAGACTTAATTGATTTTGTACAGATGAAAAGAAGATAAAAAAGAAAGGCTACTATGAAGTAGCCTTTTTCTTTTCTCCCAAATCAAATAAAACCTTCTCAAAATGAGGCTTATATTTTTCGGGTGTATCATCACTCTTATACATTGCATATATTAGATTCTCATATTCAGCATCATTCAATTTACAAACTACTTTAGGAGAGTTGAAGCTTGATAAAAGGTCTGTTTGCTCCCCGTCTTTAAAGCAATAGTCAAATCGAACAACCGTTTGAACCGGGAAATGATAATCACTGCCATCTGGCGCTACTCCTACACACACACTGGTCAAGAATACATAAGAAATAATTTCTTTTTCTTTGTTTTTAATCGCTCCATGTGTTACCTGCTCCAACGGTACTCCTGCACGATCTTGTGATGTAGTAAAACATGCCACTACACTTAATTCTTTGCTTCTATATAAAGATATTAAAAACTTTTCCTTTGGAGGGTTTGTGATTTTACTAAAGCCGTAAACTACATTTCTTGGTGATAACATCTTTATTACATTAACACATAATAGCAATTTCATAAGCGTCATTGTAAACGCTTATCTTTTCTTCATCTCCCTCTATTAAATCCTTTAAATTTAATTTTATATCAGAACGCCCATTAGAAGATTTAAAATTAGGATTATATTTCTTTTTGGCAATATCCCATAATCCTCCAGGTTTATGTGTTATCTCTGATAAGTCATCAGCAGATAATTGTCCGTATTTGTCAATAATAGAATCTATAAGTCTCAATTCTTTCTTACTAAATTGAATAGAACTTTCGTTTTTATCTACAAATGGGGTAATAATTACTTTTTCTTCTCTGTTTCTGTGAACACTAATGTATTTAGAGAAAATTCCCCCTCTATCCTTAATCTCATAAATACAAGGGGCTACAGGTCCTTTCTCCCAAGCATAGTATGTTAGCCAAGTAACAGATATACCTCGTGAACGCACTGACTCTTCATCTATTAAGAAGACTAATTTTATTAGTTTTCTAAGATTAATATCTTCAATTTTAGATGAAATGTAAGCTAATAAATTTCCAATTTTAGAGTTGTTCATAATTTTCTAATTTAATAAAATCCTGTATCTGTGATACTTAAATAGGATTTATTTAGCATTATGATATTGTTCATTATTTATTTAATTGTGCAAAGATACAACATTAGTTTTACTTTTTCTTTCAGCATCATTAAAATTATCTTTATCAGCACTACTTTTAACACAATTAATAGAAGTAAGTTCAGTATCTACAGCATCATTAACTAGAATACGATGAGCAACATCACTATTACCCACCGTATCATTTAGTCTAAGAGTAGTACTTACAACACTCCTAACAGAAGTCCTATGACTCCCCAGATTATATCATGCCAATCAGCTACTCCTTTCCTTATCCATTTGTCTAAAACAACTTCTTTGGCGACAAGTATAATCAGAGTGATTAGTATGGCACTCCAAACAGGTATAAGGTATTTGAGTACATCATAAATCAAGATGCCGGCAATCAGATGCTGGGCACCATCCATTCTCATGTGGTTAAAGCAGAACTCATCTATTTTCTGCCTAATTTTTTTTAGAAAATCCATGTAATTTTTGAGGTTAATTTTTAATTTTGAGATTCTGTTGTCATATTAAAACCGTTTCATACATGCCAAGGGTTTTGATATGGGTCATAAGATGTTTGAAAGGTTGCCATCTGCCAGTCTGTAAGAGGCTCTTTCTTATTATCAATTTTTCTCGGAATTTGAGGATTTAATTTTAGCCTGGAAGCGTCTTTTAGCCATTGCATAGAATGGTCGTAGTCATCTATTCGTACAGTACTGATATTGTTAGGAGAAATCAGTTTGTGCAACTCGTATAATGACAGTTGAACCATGTGACGTTTCAAGTTATAGTTTCTTGGGTCATGGTATCTGATATTCCTTTCCAGTTCCGGTACATCAGCATTGGGATTGATTATAGGGTAATAAATTTTTCCTTTATATTCTACATATTCGTGTTCTGACAACTCATAAGAATTGAGTGAAGGATCATATTCTCCAATCATCCCCCAGCAGTCAGACTCCATTGGATTGACCAGACAGTCATAATTATCCATTGTTAGCAAGGTGAAGAATTTGCCTTCATATTCTACAACTTCCCATTCATTGTATGGAACAGTGTCCCACTTGTATGTATCAACCATTTCCCAGGCATTAACTTCCGGAATACGAATATCGTTGAAGTCTATGCCATTGGCGATGTCACATATATATGTCCGTCCTAAGAACTTTGTCACATCTCCGGGACGATAGTTTTTCATCTGGCTGTATTGTTCTATTTTTTTCAGGTCAAGTATCTCTTCTGTTTCGTGCCAATAAGATATAGGACAAGGAGCTTTGTAGCCATTGATAGCTTGAATTACCTCGCATATTTTCCCGTCAAGGTAAAAATGACATCCTATAGGATAACTGATTCTTCGATCATATTCAAAGATGAATTTACCTCGATTTAGTTCGCGTTCAATTTCATAATTTTCAGTAAGGTAATCCATAATAGATGCTTCAGCGGCTTGTTCTGCCTGCACAAAACAAATATTTTTCCCACGGGTAAGCTGCGATAAAGCATCCTCCGTAATGATACCCAGATAATCATTTTTGTTTAAAAACCTTCTATACATAATTAATATTCAAAAGTGTTATAGACTGGTGCTGTATATGTTTCAATTGTTGTCTTTTGATTTTGGAACCGTCTCCATGAGTCACAGAGAAACAATACTAATACATAATCCAAGATGTCCGATAAGTGCCCATATTTTTCTTCTTTTCCACCGGTTTTGGGGTTTAATACTTTTTTCTTGGATTTGGTGCCGTCAGAGTTCTTCTGCTGATATATCATATCTTCAGTAAATTTACGACACCGTAGGTCTGCCATGAATTTCCAACCGTCAAACCCGTTTAATATAGCGTTGACAAACTCCAACCGGGTACTTTGTGGCGGCTGCTTCTGAAGCAATTTTATACGTGGCCTTAGTACATTGTTTTTCATATTGTCCACTATAATAGTATAGTTGTTGACACCTTCTTCTGTTTGCGTGCTACGTGCTAATCCTGCTGGGTCTCCTGTTATAATTATTCCGCCTATATGCTGATTCTGGAGGTGTTTGTCTCTTATTTTTTGAGATAATTTGGGGGTATTGTTTTCTTTGTTCTCTGGTTTACCTAAGTTTTCTTCCAGCAGATATATTTCTTTCTTTTCATAATTAATCTGCAACTCCATCTCACTCATATATGGAGCGACATTAAAGTCCCATCCTGATATGATTGGCTTCATCGGATCATAAACTTTTTCCCGTAACCGTTCAATAAGATGTTTTTCGCCATCAAAATTCCAATATGCAGCCATAAGGTTTGAATCAACAAAATCCCAGTTCCCATATAAAAGCCTTTCTCGTGTTGCTCGATCTGTAATTTTGTTTAATGCTGCAACATAGGTCTGTACAAACTGAATATCCGGATTATCAAAAACAGAGAATGGTACGTATGCTTCGCCTTCTTTGCATAATACAGGATTTCCTTCATCGTCTTGAACAAAACGCGAACGTACCCAATTGATGCAAGGGTTGGTTGACATCATCATTCTAGCAGTTTTAAATGTTTCTGCTGTGCGCCAACGAAGACGAGAAAATAATACCTCAATAGCTCTTTCTGAAATCTCTGATACCTCATCTATGAATGCAATAGTATATTCTGAAGACCCGAAACGTTCAAAGTTTGGATCTGAAGGTAAGTCAACCATTTCTTGCATGATGATGACTGAATCATTCCAAAATGTCAATATCCCATCCAGATTGTTTATTTTGTAATTCACCCCTTCTTTTAGCCCCCATTCCTTACATACTTTCTTTATGGTATTCCAAGTAGAACCTTTCAAGCTCTTTAAGGTTTTACGAGCTACAACGGCACGTATATCTGGAAATCTCATACAGCTACTAACAAGCCAGCAGCTTCCTAAATAAGATTTTCCACCTCCGGCTGCACCACCTCCTAAAATAAGTTGTGGTAAATTTTCAGAGCCGCATGATGTGCAATATGGTTTATATTGTGGATTTCCTTTAATATCATGTCCGACCATTTTTTGTGATATATGCCCTCCACAATGAGGGCAATAGTCGGGTTGAAGTAATTTCCATAATTCATATTGTTTGGGAGATGGCTTGAAATCAATTTTTATGTTTGGTGCTTTTAATCCTACAGCCATATTGTTAATTTAAAACAATAAATGGGAATCCGTACAGTAAGACAGATTCCCATTCGTATGGAAGATATGATTGTGAGTAAAGAAGTAAGAAATCAATTTTGTGCTTCGTTATAGATGCGTTCAACTACAGCCCACATTTCATCTGGCATTTGCTGTTCTGCAATAGCTTCACAAGACCTACGCATATAATCCAGTTCTTCTTTAGAAAATTCTACCACTAATGGGGTTTCTGCGTCTTTTTGAACGTTCCATTCAATTCGCTTTTCTTCCTTTTTTTCGACTATTTCATAGTCCTTTCTGTCTTGCTCTGAAATAGCAATTTTCCGGGCGATAGACTTTTTCAAATTAAAATCCATAAAATTTCCTCGTTCTGGAAAAATAGAAGGAATAAGCAATCTATCTTTAATATGTAAATCCATAACTTCTTAATGTTTTATCAAGAATAGTCTTTTGTTATAGAGGTGGTTGTTATAAATGATATGATTTTTTGATTTTAACAAGAAATATTGTTATTAGCATTGTAATTATTGCCGATAGATAAATTTTATCTTTATGTAAATCCCACCAACTTAATTCTATAGTCTTTCCTGATGATTTGCAAAGTTCATTAACCCTTTGGTATAGAGAGTCTAGCTTGGATGATATTTGTGAAATGGATATTGATGATGTTTCAGCTGATTCTGTATGCTCGGTATCTTGTTTGTTTATATTAGTTGTACTTTGCTTTATTGGATATTGTTTTCCAGTAGAGTCTGGCATCGACAGATACACTGTTTTATTTTCTAACTTTAAATTACTCAATTTGTCTGCTGTTACTTTAGATTGTTTATCAATATCTATGTGAAGAGAGTCCAGTGAATTACGAAGTTGTTGCAATTCACTGGAGTAATCTATCTGTTGTTGCTTCTCCATATTTTTAGAAGCAGCGCATGAACCAAGCAACAGAATACAAAGAATACAACTTATGATAGTAATTGGTTTCATACAATGCTGATAGTAATGGGTTCCCCTCTTTTTTGTGCCTCTTCAATCTTTTTGTTAAGGCAATCGGAAGTGTATCTTGATTCAGATAATCGGCCTACAGCTGAATTTTTCCCTACTAAAATGCAACCGGCACTGTCTGCGGCGGTGTTGCCACTATGTATGAGAATACCTTCAAAATGGGGAACATTTAATAATCTTGGAAGATTACGACCGAATTTGGGAGACCAGTTATAGATTATATTATAGGTACCATACGGAATTGCTGACTCTCCATAAACCTTTTTCTCTCCATTATCGAATATTCCATTTTTATTTTTATCAACTATCTTGTCTTCTAGGGTATTACAGAAGAATTCATTATTGATATATAGTCTGCCAATAGTATAAGTCTCTTTTGGCCATAGACGTTCTAATCTTAATTCCATAGTCTTAATCTTTTATTTGTGATAGTAATGTGGCTACTTTTATGCCACTGCTTCTGATATGTTTTCCAACCAGTTGTTTGTCCATCTTTTTGCCATTACAAAACGATAATCCAATAATTCCGGCAGGCTTTTCCCCATCATACAATGTCAATAAGGCTATTTCGCTAATATCGTTAGCTTGAAATTTGTAATATAAGCGTTGGTCTATTTTTTGAATGTCGTCCAACCCACCATAAAAATACCCATCGTCCAATACTTTTGCCACAAGTTTGTATTTTGATAAGCTAAAATCCGCATAGTCTTCGTCAACGTTTGATATACTATCCCTAACTTCTTCAATTCGCATTGAACCGAAAAGGAATGGCAATCCTGTTGTCAGATTTTTACTTCCATTATGAAATTCTATTAACCATGCCCGGTCAGCATTAGTGGTAAATATCATTTTAGATAAAATATGGCGAATATTGGAATCCGCAGATAACCTTGTATTTACTAGATGGTCATGTTGGGCAGTTGTTATTTCGGACATACGATCCAAAAGATACTTTGGATTTAATGCGAAAAATATGATGTAACCACTTAAAAACAACAGAAATAGTCCTTTTATAATGCTGAAAAAGCCATATCTCTTTTGTAGGTTAAGTAATTTTTGAAGCCATCCGATGCCTTTATCCAACTGTTCCATATTAATGTGAAGTAATTTGTACTGATTGGATTGGGATAAACCATTCTAGTTCATTTGCAAATGGCTCATTTAAGCGTACCCATACGCCTTTTGTTTTTTGATTTTGATTCTTTTTAATAATAACCCCATCCCTTCCAATTAACTTTTTCAATTTCCATTCTTTCAATAAAGGGGAGGCAATGATTGTAATTTTTCGTCCTACCATTTGTTCTTTTATTCAACATTATTATCATTATTAGATTGAGGAACAATGACATTGAAAACAATACCAGAGTCACCGTTACCTTTCAATTCAACTTTACTTTCTTGTGCTACCTTTACTGGATACATTTCCATTAAAGCTTTTGATGCTTGCACAGCTACAGAACGTAATGGAGCTGGTGATAGCTCTGTGCCTCTTCGATCTGTATATTTTGCTGTAGAAGTTTCGTCTATAATATGCAATAGTTTTTCTGTTAGACGAGCTTTTAGATCGGCTGTTTCATAATTTGCGATAGCTCGCAACTGATTGATATACTCTTGTACATCATCCCGCGCCATTAATTGTTTTGCCTTTCTTAAAGAGGTATGACTGGAATCATAGAATATATCTTCGTAGCATTTGCGAGCATTTCCAGCATAAGGGTCACAGCCGAAAATGAACAGCTCACAAAAATCAATTTCTTGTTTATTCAACGATTCTGGTTTCTTTAGTTCCATTCTTTAATTGTATTAAAGCCCAGCCGATATGTTCAACTGGGCTTGGTTTACTAAGAATAGCTAGGAAAGGCTTTATGAGTTTGTTTTTTCAACATTACTTTCTAATAAATCTTGCATAACAACCCGTCTGAATAGGTCTTTGAGTCCATCTAGCATACTTTCTATATCTGCAATATTCTGTAACTTATCCCGATTAAAATTTATTTGTAAATCATATCCGGAAATTTCCATAATAGTTTCATGGGTATCTTCGGTTTGTACAGCCAGGATTCTTCGGTCTGAAAGAGTGTTGAACACTACTTCTGGCTCCAGTCCAATTGATTGCGCTTGTTGCTTTTCTTCTTCTGTTACCATATTTTATATTTTGAAATGAACACGTGATTTTTCTGTTTTGGTCATAACCATACTACCATCATCTATGCCGGAAGCATTACGCATCCTTTGGGAACATACCATAGCCACATTGGTCGTTGCTGTTACATCAGCATCTGCATCATGGGCATCATCTAGTTCGATACCAAATTTTTCTGCCATGATTTCCAATTTATAACTGCTCATGCCATCTAAATGAGATAAAGCCAATTGTCCTAAAACGATTGTGTCTATATATAAAGGCTGGAAGTGCCCATAGAAATCTGTTTCTCCTCTCATTAATTTGGCAAATTCTTTCATTTGTCCTCCATATTCCATTAACTGTTGCATGAATCCTATATCAAATCCAATGTTTTGGCCAATTAAGAAGGGTTTTATGTTGCGACCTTTTGATAATATGTTTTTGCGGATAAAATCAATAACCTCTGCCGCAACTTGCTTGATGTCCATACCAAGAGATTCTAACATATCCATTGTTATGGCGGAATAAGTCAGAGCTTTTTCTTCATATTTCATGGGCTGTTCATCGTCTTTATCAAATTTACTCTTCAAAACTTTACGTTTAGCCACACCTTTATCCGGCTGTTTATTATATGGGGATATGTATTTTACATATCTGTCAATTGTTTCAAAAGTATCTATACGTACTGCATGGATTGCAATCTGGGTACATGCGCAATCTTGGCAGTCCAAACCGCCAGTCTCAAAGTCTAAGGTAAAAGCCACGATAATTGGCTTTTCGTTATTAGGAGTTGCCATATTATTTTAATAAACTTAGTGTGAGTTGTTTAACTTTTTGTTTAAATTCTTCGAGTGAATAATTATTATGAATAACATAATCATATTTATTTAAAGGTATCTCTATACGATTCAAATCGCGTTCACATCGCTGTTGGTCGATTCCACAATTTATTCGATCATCTATACTTCTGTCGATATATACAGAAAATATAATAAATGAGTTTGGAAATTTTTCTTTTAAATATTTCAGACCTTTTTCATCAATTACGTATGTACATATCTTCTGCTTTGCCTGTTGCAATGTAGCCCAATATTCATGTTCGCCGAATTGTGTATAAGCTATCATTTCAGACATTTGGGGCTTGTCTTCCGGAGTTACAAACCAATGTTCTTTTCCATTTGTTTCTTCTTCCCTCATGGGACGTGTTGTATATGATACTATTGTTGGAATGCCGTTTTCAGACATGATGTTTGCCATTGTTGTCTTACCGCTTCCAGATGGTCCGACAATAGTCATAATAACTGGTATATTTGCTTTTATTTTCATAATATGTCTATAATTGAAGATTTATATAACTGAAGATTGTTTCCACCTGTATAGTCACTGTATTTAACTTGGGCGGAACATATAAGCATTTTGTTCTTTGCACTGCTAAGAGAACCACCCTTACAAAGTGTTGCCCGGACATTCATCCATTCATCATTCCAGATGACCATTTCTACCAGGTCATTGTTTTGTTGAAGTAAAAGTTTGCAGAAAACTCGATTCTCACCTGTTTTCTTGTCTTTAAACTTTTTCTCCTCAATATCTACAATGTTAGCACAAATAGCAACGCGTTTTCCATCATAATCGGGGTCTTGTATGTTTTTTAAAAGTGCCCAAGATGCTTTTCCTTTTATTTGGGGCTTTGCTTCTGAATTGTCATAAATACGTTTATAGTCGATAGCTCCAATGCCACTAATTGCGATTTGCTGTTGACTCCAGAAATAATGTTTGTTTCTCAAATCTTCCGGTATATCTTTTTCGGATATTTCAAAACCTAAACATTTTGCGGCTTTTTCTAAAATGGCATATCGTTCTATGACTGATTGGGCATTTTCTACTTTGTCAAAACATCCGGATAATATTAAATGACGGACATGTCTTGCATTAACTGGGCATTTAGTAGCTTCATTCGGGTTGTCTGGATCATCCCAATATTTGTACAGCTTTAATTTATACCGGAATATTCGTTCTATAAAGTTTTCAATAGAACTAAATTCTCCGCGTACATTTCGTTCGTTTATAATCCATTCTGTAGCTTTAGCTCCCAACATTTTAATACGAGAAAGAGACCAAAAAATTTTATTGGTTTCATAGTCTGTAATAAAGGTTCCGCCACTTACATTTATATCTGGTGGAACTATTTTTGCTTCACTGCATAGTTCCATCTCACTCATTAATGTAGGAATTTCATCATCTTTAGCCCATTGAAGAGCTATGGTATAAAAAGCTGTAGGGTAATTGGCTTTAAGGTAGGCTCCGGCATAGGCGGTAACAGCGTAAGCGGTTGCATGACTTTTGTTAAAAAGATAACCACCAGCTACCTCAAACATGTGCCATATTGCTTCTGCATCTTCTTTTGGGCACCCATTTTCATTAGCTCCGGCCATAAACTTGTCTCGTAAGGCAAGAATCTTATCTACTTTTTTCTTGGATATAAGTTTTACCAATTTGACACCTTCACCTAAACTGAATTTTCCAACTTCGCGTGCAATCTGTGCTAGCTGTTCCTGGTAACACAGCACACCATAAGTATTCTTCATGGCATTGTATGTTCCCCATAGATATACAGGATCTGCATCTCCCAATTTGCAGTCTACATATTTATCTGTAGATCCGGAATCTAGTGTTGCTGGACGAAATAAGGCATTGGCTGCGATTAAATCTTCAATTTTATCTGGTTGCATACTTACCAAAAATTTAGTCATCCCTTTAGATGAAAACTGGAAGATATTTTGGGTGTATCCCTTTTGTAGTAGTTGATATACTTTAGGATCATCTAGTCCGCTTTGCACGATATTTTGAAAAGTAATATCGGTATGATATTTATCATTACATATATTGATGACAGCTTGTAGTTTTGACAATTCCTTAATACCAAGACAGTCATTTTTTAGTAATCCCTGTTCGTCTAATGAATAACCGTCAAATTCAGAAATCAACACACCGTCTATTTTTTTTATAGGAGTAAAATCAAAGCATTCCAAATCTTTTCCATCTTTTGAATCTGGGGTTACTAGTAGGGCAGAGGCATGAACTGATGAAGAACGAGGTTGTCCCATCAAAGTACGAATATCTTCAATTACTTGTGGGTATTCCATTATGAAGCTATGTACCTTTTTATTAGTAGCAGCCATTGTAAACAGGTCTGTCCAGCTCATATTGTCATCTTCAAATATAGCTGTGATATAATTTACAATATTTACCGGTACTCGATGTACACGCGCTACATCTTTAAGCACTGCTTTCAACTTTAAAGTCGTAAAGGTTCCGGCAGAAAACACACGTTGTTTACCATCATGGTTATAACGGCGTTCAATATACTCTTTTACCTCTTGTCTACGGTCTGATTGGAAGTCTACATCCACATCTGGAAGGGAACCTCCAGGACCTTGCAAATAACCACTGTCCACAAAACAATCTATGGCTTTCACCTCTGTTGAAGATGTTTTATATTTAACTGATATGACTTTCATTTTTAATTAATCTAACCGTTTACCATAATAGTTACCTTCTGATTTGTATGCCCTTTCAAAATCAATTAGAGCATATTCTGGAATAATCATTTGTTTGGTGATAAAAGCATCTGAAACGATGCCTTCCAGCGTTCTACATCGGCTAAGGGCTACATATAGTTGTCCAGGACAAAAAGTATGTGATACATGAATGATAATTTTATCGAATGTAAGTCCTTGGCTTTTATGAATGGTAATGGCCCATGCCAATGTTAATGGGAATTGAGTACATGAACCAATTTCTTCTTTTACAATCTCATTATCTTTTAAAGTATATTGCGTATTACTCCATGTATAACGCTCAAATTTGATAGTCCGGCCATTATCCATACGTACTGTAATTACGTTATCTTCTAATGCGGTCACAATTCCAAGCATACCATTATAATAACCCTTTAATGAGTCGTTAACCAATGACATAACTCTTGCCCCAACTCGAAGTTTTAAATGTAAATCACATGGTATAGATGATTCTGGGAACTTATCCTTGATAACTATATCATAGTTTCGTATCTCTTGTTCCCCTAATTTGTCGGCATTAATTTTCTCAACATCAGCTTTGTGTGTACAAATATGGATGTATTCGTTATCATAACTGCTACTAATTTTGCGGTCTTTCAATTCGCTTAATAAATCCAGTTCATCGGATGTTACTTGGTAATTACGAATATTGTTGAGTACATTAATAAATTCAGGTTCTGTTTGCCTGAATATTTTTGTTAGCTCTACAATGTGGAAACCTGTGCGTTTGAAAACTAAGGCGTTGAAAAAGAAAAAGCCATCATAAAAGTCAGACAATATTTCTCTTTCTTGTTTCTTTGTTACTGGAGGCAATTGAAAAAGATCGCCAAACATTACTACTTGTACACCGCCAAATGGTTCATCACTTTCGTAAACCCACCGTAGTTTGCGATCAATGGTGTCCAGAATATCTGGACGTACCATGCTTATTTCATCAATAATCAGCAACTCCATTTTGAGCAATAGTTCTACCTTGTATTCTGAAAATTTGTTTTCCAGTCGGTCGTAAGGTGTAATAGGTCCAAAAGGAATGCCAAATAGACTATGCAATGTAACGCCCCCTGCATTAATGGCTGCTATGCCTGTTGGGGCAGCTACAATGCAATTCTTCCCGGATTTTTCAATTAGATATTTTAGAAATGTAGTCTTTCCAGAACCGGCTTTACCTGTTACGAATACATTATTCTCATCATCTTGAATGAGATTCATTATTTTTTGCATCTCTTCTGTCAAAATCATATCTTCCATACCTTTTTATTTTTCGATTTTTACATATAAATTGCAATGACAAACATCATGTTCTCTATACGAACTGCACGGACATCGTTTGTCTTCGGAGTCATTGTGGCATGGACACTCGCCATTATTGGCTTCACATCTTTTGAGGATGGCATTAACTACCTTGTCATTGGGATTTAAATCCCATCCCACTTTTCTTAAAATTGGAATCATAATCAAATTTCGTTTAGAGTAAATAAAAGATCTCGATTATCAAATTGAATATCATCGTCAGTTTGCAGTTCATCTGCATATACTACAATAGGATCATCCATTCCGGCACGTTTCACAAGTAACTGTGCGTCTTTGTCTATTTTATAAGTTTTATGATTTTCTAATGTAACTTCGATATATTGATTGGAATCTACGTCATCTCCAATAATGGTTACATCTGAAGGGTATAGTCCGGCACGTTCAGGGAGAAGGAAGCGTTCAAATAACAAATCGTATTTTATTGGATCTATAAGTGTTATTCCTAATAGGTATAAAACTAGACACCCTCCAGCAGAACCACGTCCGCATCCCACTAATATTCCATTTTTGCGTGCCCAATTAACAGTATCATATTGTACGAGCATGTAATCTACGTTGTTGGTTGATTCCAATACATAAATCTCATAATCTAATTGTTTGCGATATATATCTTCTTTACCTTTGGGGACCAATTTGTTGAACCCATCTTCCAGCAAATCCAAAAACATTTCATGTCGGTTGGCGTACTTTGATTTTTCATTGTCAGCCATGTCATATTGAGGCATAAAGTTGCGTTCAATTTCATATCTAGCTTTTGCCCCTTCAGCAATCTTAACAGTATTTTCACACGCCCAATTGAATATATCCTCTATGTCCCATTTGTGTTCATCAAACAAGCCAGACATAGTAGTCCAATGTTCGTCCAAGTCCTTAAAATATTGGTCATCACTTTGTTCATGTGCTGCCCCTTCAGCAATTTTGTTAAGGATGATTTTGTTTTTTGCATCATCTTTGTCCAAATAATAGCAGTCACAAATTAATACTGGAGGTAGATCGCCTGTATCATATATGTAGTCAAAGTAACATTTTGTGGCATCTAGTACTTTAATATCAATACGTTCAGCTTTGAATTCCGATAAATCTAATTGATAAAAGCAATCGTCAAAACTATCGAAAAAACGGTCAAGATTATTACCTATTTCTTTCAACCAAAATGACGCATATTTGCTAAATACAATTATATTACCGGCTCCATGTTTTAGAAGATCTTGTAAATCAATGATTTTATTTTCTGAATCTACATTTATACATTTTTGAATTCTAAGCAAATTTTGAAGTCCTTCTTGTGACTGACAGTATATTTTGGCATCTATCTTTTCGATACCATCAGTGAATGTAAGTGAATATCCAAACACCCATTGAATGCCAGCAGCTTCACACTCTTTTTGAAGAATAAGGGTTGCTGCCATTGTATTGTAATCACAAATACCTAATGCGGATTGTCCTAAGTATTTGGCTTTTTTTATCCAATCTGTTAGCGAAAAACTTCCATTGAGCAATTCAAAAGGGGTATGTATGCCTAAGTTTACAAATTCTTGGGCATGGTTTAATGGCTTCCTATTGCCTACATACTTTAAAATTTGAAATTCAAAGTCTTTTCTTGTGTCATAATAATACCAGTTGTCTCCAAATTGAAATACTATATAATTAATGCCTTCTTCTTGTAATGTTTGAATGTTTTCCATTGTATTGAACTTGATGTTGTTGTCAGCATCAGTACGGAAGATGGACTTAATCATACTGGTATCTTCATAGTACATTTTACCAAAGCCCGTGATTTCAATAACATCTTCGTCTATGATATTGAAACACATCTTGTTATTATCTAGCCAATTTAATAAATCAGGATTCATATTTGAATTTTGTTTAATTTATATTCGGTTAAAGTTTTCAGTCCAAAAGCGAACGTGTCATATATTTCCCAAAAGTCCATACTGTCAAAATCTTGACTGGAGTTCTCAATATCAGCAACGTAGCAATCAAAATATTCATTTAGTTGTTCACCTGTTTTCTTTATAGCTTCTACAGCATCCCCATCATACCCAATGACAATTGTATGAACTCCTTTTGCCTGTAACTTATAAATTTGTGTATCAGAGACTTTCTTCCCAAACGTAGCAACAACAGCCACAGATGGGTTATTATACAGGTTTAATTTTCGCGTAAGTGCAATGACATCAAATACTCCTTCTACAAGGATTACGGTATCTGTTTCGTCTTCAATTATACTATCATAGTTGTATAATAATTTGACAAAATCGTTTTCAGTGCTATTCCTATAACGCATAATTTGGAATTTTCCATTATGACTTGCTTTACGGTTATATTCATCAATATCAGCTTTATCCCAAATATGCCGGGAAATATACCCAACAATATCTCCATTGTCTATAATCGGAAATATTACATAATCATCAAACTTAAAGTTCATGTTACGTGTAGTGCCAACAGGAAAGAAATCGTAATCTTCTTCAGTAAATCCACGTTTTCTTAAATACCGATTAAAATGAGTGCGCTTATAATATTCAGGCATTTCCACAACACACAGAGAGTCATCTATTTCCCTGTCATCGTTTTCCAGAAAAGAGAAATCATTAATTTTTTTATCTCCATTCAGATCAAAAGTATCTGTTATAATTAAGTCCTGACGGCCTATATCTGTTAGCAATTGTTCTAATGTCTGGGTTGAACGTCCACACGAAAAGCAGTGTGCCATAAAAAGCTTTTTCCTTTCGGTTGCTTTACCTATATATATACCGTATTTCCCTCCTTCATGCCCACAATAGGGGCACTGGGGGACAATCAAGTTCTTTCCGCTACCATCCGGTTTTGCATGTAGTTCAATAGAAAGTTCTTGGATTATATACTCTTTTTCTTCTTTACTCAATTCCATATTACGCAACTTTGCTGATATTTAATGTTCTTGCTCTGTCATAAAAACATTCGTTATCATAATCAGTAGCAATTTTAAATGGGTCTCCTTTTTTGAAAAATCGTGATTTTGCAACATTTAGGCGCATGACATTTTCGCGCATTTCATTGATGCTTTGATTAAGAGTAATAAGATGAGTCATTGGTCTGCTCAAACCTTTGGCTTCTGAACAATTATATTCAGTCAATACATTTTGTTCATCGTTAAGCCACTCTCTATTTTCTATAGTTGCCTGATAAGTCACAACCATCCAGACATTTTCGTCACCTGCCAAGTCTTTTAAATCATTAGCTACAGCAACTCGTTTGTGGCGTTCTCCATTTTCTGACCATCTACGTCCGCTGGAATCTGTTAACAAATCCATAGAATCTATGATAACAACATCTGGAGATATGCCATAGATTTTTTTGTATTCAGCAATACCATTTTTTATATCAATGGTAGACACTTGATTAGCGAACTTTGGAAAGGATTTGACCTTTAGGGTGCCAGACATTGCTTTGATTTCTTGTATCATTCGTTCTAATTCCCGGTCTTTTAGTGTACCAGTACTATAACGATAAGAATTACAGGAAACTAGTGACGCGGCATAAGCATCCACAACTTCATCTTCAGAACCTTCTAACTGGAAATGAAGTACGTTTAATCCGTCTATTTGAGAGGCGCATTTTCCAATCCAACGTGCGGCATGACTTTTCCCAACACCAGTAGGGGCTAAGAAGCATGTTAATTGAGTACGTAAATCTCGTCCACCGTTCATTTCATCCAGACCATCAATATAAAATCTGGTGATTGGTTTAAATCTTGACTCTTGATTGTGTTTTTCTCTATTACGCCTAAAACGGGATTCAAAGGTTTCGACTACATCAACAAAAGAGTTTTGACGCAAGCTGAAATCATTTTGCCATTCTGCAAATGATTGGAGCAACTTCATTGCTTTGTCACGATCCTGTTTTGCATAAAGTTCACCTATCTCTTTGTAAGTCTTTTGAAATTTTACTTGTCTTAGATAATTTTCAAACTGTTCCAATATAATTTCCGGCTCAACTCCTTCGGCGCAGTCTTTTATATCTTCTAAAAGTGCTGAAACCTCTCTGTTGACAGAAACCATCTGGCTGATAATATTAAGGGTAGGGGATGATTTGTGTTCTGCGAAGTATTTGCACAGATACCCCTGCAATGCTTGAAAATCTCTACCAGGCAGGTACGATTTCTGCATATATTCACACACTAAGCTACATACATAGTCGTATGTAAAACAAGCGTAATATAATTCAAATAAGAAATCTTCTGTTAATACGTTATCTTCTTTCGCCATATTCTTCGAGTCTTATTCGGTATAACTCTGGATATTTTATCGCGGTTTCTTGCTTGCATTTCTCAACATTTGTGCATATTTGACATGCTGGAGAGAATGGACTCCACATCAATGTGGATGTAGAGCATATTAGAAACCCAATATCTGTGTTGATACTCCGTTTCTTAGTGCATTCTTCAGATGGCATATAAATATACTTAGACTGAGGATGCTCTTTTTTACAGATTAGTGAATTTAGATAGGCTCTGGTTAGATTGGCTTCAGATAACCATTGGTCTTCCAGATATTGCTTGGATTTGGAAGACATTGATAGATATTTTTGAAGAGCGGTAGTCCCAAATGTTTTTGGAGCTAATGTACGTTGATATTGGGCATTCCTGTTTTTATGAAGCTGGAATACACAATAGTCTACAAGTCGTGAAGTATTAAATTCTCCACCACAAATTTGAGTAAAGTTGACAATAAATTTGGATAGTTGGCGTTTGGCTTGCCCTCCCTCTGGGAATGAGAAGGAGGGGGCTACCAAACGCTTGGCTATTTCTGTATATACTGTCTTAATCTGTTTCGTCAGTCGTTCTTCTTTTTCCATCACGAGTCAATAGTTGTTGAAGTTGTTGACGCGCCAAGAATAATCGACTTTTGACAGTTTCGATATTGCGAGATTCTAAGGCACCGTTCCGATATTCGATTTCGGCAATTTCTTTGAGTTTATATCCTGCCTGTTGATACAAAAGTGCGCTTCTGTATTGTGGTTTCAACTGTTTTAATGCAGCTAAAACATCATCGCTGTATAACTCTTGATAATTGTCAATACCCATTACGTTAGAGCTTACTTCGTCAAAATCTACAATAGATTCACTGGAAGAAAATGTTTCCACATCGTTATCATCACTCAACATGTCTTGATGCCTTTTTTTACGTTGATCCAAATCAAAAACACATCGTTTGGTTACAATATGAAGCCAGGTTTGTACAGAACGCTCTGGATTATATGTCTCGATATATTTATACATGTTGGTAAGCACTTCTATGTAATTGTCTTCTATGTCAGAAGGATTAAAAGTATAGCGCATACATAACTTGTATATCATTCGGTTGTACGGTGTTACGTATTTATCAAATAGGGCTTTTCGCCGTGCAGCTACTTCATCACTTATTATTATGGGTTCTGTGGTAACTGCTGAGTATGTCTCTTCCACGCCTCTTGAACATTGAGCACAAACAAGTGATCCGAGTTCATCAATTTGTGGACTTCACAATACTTCTTCCACTTATTATTACTAGAGATAAAATTACTTCTTACCTCGTTGTCTGTTGGCTGGGGTTGTTTACTAAGGAATTCGTAAAAATCTCCTAGCAAGCTTCCTAGCATCATTAAATGGGGCTGGCCTTCTCTTTGTTGCCTACGCCTTATGTTTCTTGCGTAACTCATTTTCTGTCTAAAGTTTGTATATTCTTACATAATATTTGAAGATGTGGGTTGCATCAGCCATGTTGTCATCGACTGGTGTAATATTCCATCGTTTGATGCAATATTCAATCATCTTCTTTTTGTCAGCTTTTCCGTCACCGGTTGCCCATTTTTTTACTGTGCTAACGTTTATGAATTTTGGTTCCGGGAGTCCAAGCTGGGCGCATATCAGATATAATATGCCTCTAAATTCGGATAGTTTTCGCGCTGCAATGAAATGCTTTGAAACGCATACATCTTCGGCGATAATCAATTTGATGTTGTATTTTTGGATAAATTCAACCAGTGTGTCATAAAACATTTTATGTTGCTCGGTCGCATTTTTGCCTTTTCTTTGGGTAAAATTCCATGTTCCTGATTCATGGGTTGAGTAATATCCACAGTGCTCTGCTATATCTAATGCAAGCACATTATCACGTGTAATTTGATTTATTGACTCATTTTTAATGTTTTTTGATTCGTTAATCATTCTATGTATGAAACGCCATTAAGTTTATTGACTACAGTCTTGTATGGGTAGCCTTCAGCTATATTTCCATGACTGACTACCAAAGATGTAATCTGTAATTGATTGAGGGCATCAAAAATGTTGGAAAGCCCTTGTTCGTCAGTGGCTTCTAATATCTCATCAAGTATCAGGAGATCTAGTCCTTTATCGTCATCGCAATTTACATTGGTAAGTTTGTGCATTGCCAAAATATTAGCCAGATTAACTCTTGCTTTTTCACCTTCTGAAAATTTATCAAAAGAGCCACAATCTACACCATCGCGAATAAGAGAAATAGAAATCTTATCTCTGATTTTTCCGCTTTTTAAGACTGTAAAACCGGAAAATGCAATACGAATGTCACTACCAATGGCCTCCAGAAACTCGTTAGTTATGTGACTAAGAGCATCAATTTTAGTATTAGCCAGATGGGTTTTAAATTCAGTAAAGGTTGCTTCTTGCTCTTTATATGAATTTAATTTCCGTTCAATAGTTTCTTTTTCAGAAATGGCTAATACCAATTCTTTCTCATATTTTTTCTTGTTGGCTTTGAGAGATTCTATCATGTCAGTTTCGGAAGAGTTTTCGATGTCACGAATAGATTCTTCGTATGACTGAATAGCTCCATTAGCATTGTTAATATTCAACTCGGCCTGCTTTGCTTCGTATTCTTGCTTTCTAATAGCTTCATCTAATATTGCATAAGAATCATCAAATAAATTAGTACGCGCATCATCAATGGATTTCTGAAGGGTATTCATTTGATGCTGGAGGGTTTGCATTTTATTGGTTAAATAAGACGTATTACGTGATAATTCATCCAATGCCGTACAAGTCTCGGTAATCTTATTCGACCATTCTATTTTACTACGATTCAATTCATCCTGTTCTTTACGAGCTTCGCGTCCTTTTGTTGTAATATCTGAAATGCGTTTTTCATTAGCCTCAATATTTTGGAGAATGTCTTGTGTCTCTCCATTTCGGTCTTGCAATCTTAGTTTAACCTCGTTTATATCTATATCATTAGCCAATGTGAATTCATGTTGACATTTAGGACAAACGATAATTCCGGCAAGTTGTTTTTGGAGGCTGGCTATATCTGCTTCCAACTTAGTCCTTTGTGATCTAAGATTACTATTCTCGGCATCCAACTTTTTAATAGAATCCAATAATTCATTTATTTGATTCTCAATTTTGGTGGATTTCTTTTTGAAGTTTTCTTGAAACTTCTCATGTTGTTTTAACAGCTTCTCATAAGAGGATTTGGCTGTTGCAATCTTTTTCTCATGCTGAATCAGCTGTTGTTGTACATTGGAATATTCTGTTGTAACAACCTCCAATTCTTTCTGATTTTTAATTGATATAGCTGCAAAATCCTTAGGTAATGGCAAAGCGCATGAAGTAAAACGTTCTGAAATAATTTCAAAACATGCACCGGTATCTTTTTTACTGTTTTCCAGTTTTTGCAATACTTCATCTGTTTTATCATATTGCTCCAGTAACTCGTCACTTTTATTTATGAGAACATTTTGCTCACGGATATAAGCTCTTTTCCCGGCAATAGCTTCATTCCAGTTTGCTATACGTTCAGCTTTCTTTTGTGAACGCTCTGTTGATTCTGTAATAGCTGTGTTGATTTGCTCTTGTAATGTTTCAACACGTCCGGTATGATTCGCTACATTCAATTCTGCTTGTTTTAATGATTCTTGAATCGGTATCATATCCTCTTGTAATGCAGCGATAGATTCATCCACCATTACACCATTACTGAAACGATTAATGATTTCTTTTTTCTCGCGATCAGAACTGGAGAGAAATGACGAATATTTGTGCTTAGAAAGAATGAAGTTTGAGAAAACATCATCTTTAGTCAGCCCCAGTGTTTCAAGTATAAATTTATTGTAATCTGCAACTCCGGCTTGTTCTATATGTTTTATGTTACAATCAGTTTCATCATCATATATAGAAACTTTGATTATCTGTGCTGTTTTACGGGAGATAACACGTTTAATAGATAAGTACTCTCCTGTAGTATTATTCTGGAGCAAAAGGGAAACGGTCGCTTCATCTTCTGCATCATTGATTATCTCATCCATTTTTATTCTACGAAGAGTTTCTCCGGTTATCCCAATGGCGATTGCTTCTAACATAGCAGATTTTCCGGAACCATTTGAACCTTGCGAATCATTATCCATATTGTTGCCAAAAATCAGCGTTGTATGTTTTTGCAACAATGTATAATCCAATTGCTTAAAGGCGCATAGGTTTTTTGCGTAAACTTGTCTTAATGTCCACATACTAACTGATTTTATCGAGGTATTGCAACCCCATTTCTATATTTATGATTCCTTTGTTAGCACAAAAACTAGTATATTCTTGTTTAATACCAGATTTGTCGAATTTTTTATCTAAAGAGTGGGCTGTTGTTTCTGTAATTTCTACGTCTTCAGTAACAATTTCCACTTTTGAAGATCCCGCTTCCAGAAGTTTTTGTTTATCAATATTTGGAGCTTCTTGGCTTGTACAACTGATTCTTGTTTTAATCTTGTATCTTCCATCCGCTTTCATATCATCCAGCTTATCAATTAGTTTTGAATTGATTTGACTAGCTTTTATGTCCAAAACTTTGTAGCGAATATTAACTTGGTTCTTTATGAATTCATGGCTACCATCATCATATATAATGGTATAGCCCTTTTCTTCATCTTCGCCAAAATTATGTTGCCTGGAAGAACCTATGTATTCAATGTTGGTACCTTTGATAATACAACGATTGTGATAATGTCCTACAAGAACTGTATCAAAATCACTGAAAATGTTCGTGGGCAGTTCTTTTTCATTAGGCGTGCTAAGTGCCCCGTTTATTCCTTCGTGAATATATAGGATATTATGTACAGACGCGTTCAATTCCGCCTTTACCATTTTTTTCAGCCGTTCTACGAAACTTCCGTTTTCTGGAAAATAGCTCATTATATATAGTTCTACATCGTTGCTAATATTAATAATCGAATAGTCATCAACAACATAGACATGGGGGTATTCACTAAACAAATGACTATACCCTAGAACTGATTCCTGGTCAACTTTACAATGATTTCCTTCGGCAACGGTAATGCTTATTCCGGCTTTAGTGGCTTTTATGATAGCTTGGCGAACAGCCATGAGTGTGCTAAGTGTTTGAGAAGAGCGTGATAACCACAAATCTCCACCAATTATCATATCTTCAATCCCATATTGATCGCATATATATAAAGCCTCGTCCCAGTTTTTTTGAAATTCTGGAATATTGTCTTTTGATACATGTATATCATTCAACAATAAGGCACTTGGTATTTTCTTGCTCATTGTGATTCAATTTAAATAGGGACATATTAATATTAGTTAGATATGCCCCTATAATGCTAATACAAAAATGAATTATCTTCTTCTACGTTCAGGACGTGCGGCTCTGCGTTCACGGACTGGGTTTGCAGCCGGTTCATTGGTGTCGTCATTATGTTCACCACGTCTACGAACAGTATGAGTAGGAGCGGGGGTTGGTTCTGGTTCCTCTTCCGGTTCTGGCTCTAAAGGCGTGTCTTCCGGTTTGGTGTCGTTTTGTGTATTGTCATCTTCGTTGTTGCTGCCATCTTTAGCAACTTCCAACGCGTCTTCAATGTCATTCAGCAAATCTTCATTTGTTTTTCCACGAGTGACACGGACATTTAGCTCATTGGCATCAATATATTCGCGAATTGCATCACGTAAGTCTTGCCCTTCTTCGCTCTTATCACCAATACCGCGTTCATTTAGTTTTTCCCAGAGGTTCCACAATGAATCCAATTCGTTGTCTGATGGTTCCTCATTATCACCGCTGTTACGTTCTTTTTTGTCAAAAGAGAAATGGGATTTATCATCAGGATGAAGCTCCATTTTAATCTTTTCAATAGCTTCTGTGATCTCTTTGCTGCTCATCACATCCATTTCCATTTTAGCATCGTATTGCTTCAAGAACTCAATGGTAGCCTCCATGTGGAAACGTGAGTAACGGTAAATAGCTGCCGGGATACGCTGTGTTTCCAACAACGAACTGACTTCCTCTTCAGATAGAGGTTCGGCACCGGAAATTGTATCAATGTTGAATGTGTAAGTGGTTTTCTTGTTTTCCTCTTTACGAGTAATTTCTACCGGGAAAGCATCTTCCAAAGAAGAGATAGGGCACAAACATTTAGGATTCTTTTCCAGAAGCTTCTTCCATATAGCCAGTTTGCGATCCTCCAAATCTTTGTATTGTGAATAAGACAGGATAAGTAAATGAATACCTTCTTCACGGTTGTCCAAATCTAAAATATACATGGCACGTTGAGAGTTCCATTTTAGACCACCATCAAAGCCTGAACCTTTAATCTTTTTCATCAATTTTTCATCACTGCCATACTTATTTTCAGCAACTTGAAGATAAGTGTCAATTAGGTCTACAGATAATCCGGCATAGCTGGAATGACAGATATTTACAAAGAACTGTTTGTCTTTTTTTCCTGTTGGACGTGGGTTGTCCAGTTTCAACACCTGTGTTTTGACCGGATATTCGTACCCCTTACGTTCTAATTTGTAAGAACCGTCTGGTTGCTCGGCTGGTGCCAAGGGAAGGATACGCACAGTATAAGTTCCTGCGGAATCCATACGGAAATGTTTGGTACGTTGAAATGATTGGCTCTCATCGGTACTTTTTTTTACCGCCTCTTCATAAGTTTCTTGATTCTCCGCAAAGAGGGCATACGGATTTTTAATCATCTCTTCCATAAAATGAAAATTATTTGTTTAATTTAGAGAGGGGAAGATTCCACTGTTCGGTATAAGCTCCAGCCCAAAGTTCTTTTGCTTCTGGCATTTTGGTTTTATCTTTCAACATAACCTTAATACCCCATTCAGTGTTTACATGATGAATGATTCTCTCAATAACTTCATTCATCTCACTTGCTTTTTCATTTTTGAGGTTAAAGTATTCATACTTTTCACCTCCGGGAAGATCACAGACATGAATCGGAGCATAAATTTCCTCAAAATATCTGTATAGGGCATCTACTGGCGGGTGTGTAGGCAATTGTTCTGAAATTGTCTTCAGTACTACACCAAATAGATACTTCAATTGTGGTAGAGATTTGTTTTTGGTATCGTCCATAATAAGAATGGTGTAATCACCATCTTTCAAATTTCCAATAGCCAATTCGATCTCTTGTTTTGCTGCCTTATTGTCTTGCACAATAAGACGTGCTTGACCATGCAACATACTATCATTTTTCAAAGAACACTGCAAAGATAATTGTATCAATTTAACTATCAAAATAAAACCAAAAATATTTTTTGAATAAAAATATATATTACTGTGTTACAGATGTATAATATATATTTAATTATTATATTGATTATTTGTAAAATAAGAAGTAATATCAAATAGGTTAATATCATTCTCCCTTTTAACAACTTGATATAATCTTTGGTTAGTGTTCGGATTATTAAGAGGTCCCTTGCTGGATATATACGGGCCTAATTTAATATAATGAAAGAAATCAAGTTTGATCTCTTCGGATAATTTATCTCGTCCAGAATACCAGCCAATTTTTAAATTAGGATAGTTATGATAAAGGTATTCGGCTAATTTATTTATATATGCCGGATTTGCATCACCGCCCATAAATAATATAGCTGTTATTCCTTTATTTTTGCGTATCAATTGTTGAAGTGCTTCTTTTGTTAATGATTCTCCTATATCCTGTGACAGATAAGAAGAGTGGCACCCGATGCAGGCGCATGGGCAACCACTTATATTTATTGCCAAAGTAATTTCATTAGGCAATTCTTGAAACACTATTTTTGTATCTACATATTTCATACCTGGGATTTACCATCACTATATATACGGTTTCTAGCCTCTTGTTGTCGATCACTTCCAAATGCTTTTGTTGGGCGTAAATATCCGATAACTCGTGTATATTGAGTAATATTATGGCTACCACAACAAGGGCAAGTATCAATGGGTCTTTTTATGATTTTGCCACAATCTTCACATTTACTGTTTGGTATATTAAAGGTAAAGTAATTGGTTCCATTGGCTATGGCAAAATCAATTAATTTCAGATACTGCTCTTTTGATAAATGATCTTCCAAATTAATGTGAGCTGCCGAGCCTCCATCAGTGTACTGATAGGTTTGGTGCCCATGTAATATAAATTTATCTAGTATAGAAGTGTCATCATGGGCATTATAAAAATATGAGTTATATAAATTCTCATCCTCTGGAACAACATATCCACCTTCTTTATCCCATTTATAATTCTTTCCTCCCAGTCCTTCTGCTGGCACAACTTCTGAATTAAACAAGAAAGGTCGTTTTCTGTCATGGATAGAATGCAGTTTATTTTGTTCTTTAATAGTGCCCAAAATGAGTTGAAGGAACTCAATATATTCCGGGTTATTACTTACCTTCATTCCCAAGAATCTAGCGGCTTCATTCAACCCATTGATGCCTATGGTGCTATATAATTTACTGATATGAATATAACCGCCATTTGAAGCGGCAAACATTCCCTTGTCTTCAAGGTCGTATAGCATTGTCTTGAAAGCAATATGATACTTATAGACTCTTTCCAAAATCCTAGTTACATAGTTCTTTAAATCATTTTCAATTACTGTTACACGTAAGGGATTACCTATAAGTTTCTTACCCTTAATTAAAGGTGTTCCATTTAATGTGTGGGTCAATGCCCAATCTTGAACGATTCTATTGATATTCAAAGTAATCACATTACAACTACCTGTCATAACACCGGTCAAGCCAGAAGTGGGGCTAAAGGTATTTTCTGCCAATTCATTTCTAAGCCTACAGCATGATGCAAGGCTGTCTGCACTATCGGAAATATAAGTAAAGAACGAGTGCCCTTCCGCATACATTTCGGCACAAAGTTGTTTGTAATTTAGGTCGATTATATCATCGCCATTATGAACCATCGCAAAAGTTTCTACCGGAAAGGTTAATACTTGCTTTAAACGTATTTGATTAAACCATTTCATAAACATACGTTGCAATGTATCAATAGCTATCCATTCAGGCTTACTTCCATCCGGATAACAAAATTCTCCAAAGAGCGATGTGAAATATGTATGGTCATAATAAGAAATATTTGTAAATGGGCTTTGATAGCTACGATTTCCGGCTGGTTGGTTAACGCCCCACACAAACTGTTTGAACGCTTTCAGGATATTATCACGTACTGTTCTTTTAATTAAGCAATGTGGCGAGGAAGCCTCGCAGTCAAGTTTTTCATACCATTTATCTCCAAACTCTTTAACTACATAGTAATTTAGTGCAATGAAATATTCACCTACGGCTACCGCTCCTTTACATTGGGAAGAAAGTAAGAATATCAAGTTGGTTATTTGCCCACTAAACGACTGTAAATCGTTAGGCTCTGAAGGGGTAACACCATCAATATTGCCTACGCCTTCTGTTAGTAATGGATACAAACTAACCGCCATACAATATTGTTTTAATACTGGCGTAGATGCTTCATCATGTGTATAAATAATATGATTATCAAGATCTGTTTCGTATTGCTTTGCTACTTCTGGAAAGAGAATGTTCAACTCATCTTTCATACGTTGGCGTTGGATTATCCGATTAGTAGTTTTATAGACTTCACCTTCCAAGTTAGCTACATTTTTCATAGTTACATTAGCATTCCCATCGGTTTCTGATGAAGAAGCTGCATTGTCTGTTGATTGACTATATTGATTCATATAATCAATACGTTCTTTGACAAAACGCGTACTTTTACGTTGTTCACGATATAGGATAAAAGTCTTGGCTATATCATAATATCCAAATTGCATTAATACGCGTTCTACGTAATCTTGGATGGTTTCTACAGATACGGGAACATTAGTGTAGGTAAGGCTAATTAATTTATCAACCGATTTTACAATTGCTGGGTCGTATTCAACTTGTTTGCTATCAAAGGCTTTTTTTATCGCATTTCCTATTTTTTCTAGGTCAAAATCTACAATTTGACCTGTTCTTTTTTGTACTTTCATAATTATTCAGTCTTTCTATATTTTTCAACAGCTTCATGGAATTGATGAGTATTGGCATATCCGCAACATTTTAGCTCTGGACAAAAACCGCGATAAACACATGTTGGCACACACTTACTAACAAGAACCGGATCTATCTTTTTTAGTTCTTGCAACATTGCTGTCCATGCTTCTCTAGTTTCTTTTGAAGCACAATTACATAAACGTACTCGTGAAATAGCCATTATTTCTTGTGCATTTGCAGTCATATCCATTTCATTTAATTCTCCTTGCAAATGTTCTCCTCTAGGAATTTGTGAACCGGTACGATCCGGTCGTTGAGTATGAACAAACTTTTCACATCCTATATGATGACGAACGAAATGCACTGTTACCCATTGAGGTATTTGTTCCCATGTCCATTCATATTCTACCAAACGAATGGGAGAATGTTCTGCTAATAACATTTTTGCTTTCCATGAGTCTGAAGGTTCTTTTTTTAATGCTGACTTTCCTACGGTTCTGCGTGCTGCATTTAAAGCACGGCTCCAAGAAGTAACCGCATTTAGTCTAGTTACTTTAATCATATTTTCCTCTATGTTAAACTTGAAATAATAGATTCTACAGTCCGTATTAGACTGGATTCATCACTTGTGAATTTAAACCATTCTGTATGTCCGTTTTTGTAGAAAGGATGAGAAACCTTTAACTTAGCAAAACTGTTGAGTATATAATACTCACAATAGCCACACTTCTCCCAAACTTTTATAATTTTAATTGTTCGTTGATCAGTGTGGCTATTATAATACAGCTTACTAATACGATTTTTTACATCCTCGCTTGTTGCTCCAATTTTATATAATCCAGTTGCTTCGCATTTTAATAGGTACAGTTTTTTAGGAGCTGGGGTAGGACATGGTAAAGGCTTGAAAAAGCGCGATACCTTGTGCATGAATTTACTGTGTTAAAAGTCAATATAAAAGATCGTGTGTATCAATTGTGATGCGAAATTACTAATTATTTTCTTATTTACAAGATTATAGATATAAAAAAGTATCTAAATTGATTTATATAAATTATCAAATTAGATACTTTTTAAATCTTATATGTATATAATATAATTCCTTATTTGCGTTTGTATGAATACTATATGGAGGTCTTAAACCATACTTTTTATAATCCATTAAGCATCTCCAGAACTTAGCCTTTTTGAAGAATATGTCATCTGAAGCATAACTTATTGCTTCAATCAGTTCCGGAGATGGTGCATGAATTTTTAGGAAGTCAGATACTTCCATTAATAGTTTATATTCTATAGGAACTTCATGTTTCATCAGAAATCCGATCCGTGTCTGGTCGAAGTTTTTCAGACTGTGCCCCTTTGGTCTTCCGGGCTTTTTTTTGCGGCGTTTTGGTTTCTTTCTGCTGTTCGGAAACGTTTTCATTAGGTTTATTTTTTTGAGACGATGTTGACCGAGAATTTAAAAGTTGACTCTCAATATCAACGCTAATATTAATAATCTTCATAATTTAAATAATATATGTCATTAAAAATCCGATGTATTCTGAACATCCATTATTACAATAATCAACTACACAATTACGTTGTCCGCCTTGTATTGTACAATGCCAATTTCCACGTCCTTTATTATGGGAATAACCTATTTTATATTTAGGAGGATCAATGGTGTTTGGTAATGTAAATATGGTACCACTGTGATGGGTATGTAATTCTCCTTGAATGGACACTACTTTTCCAACTTGACGGACATACAGTTTTGTTGTAATACCACAGTTCTGAACATTGATTGCAATCCATCCACTATCTTTGGGATATTCTATAGTTCTAGCTATAACATCAATTCCACCAACGAATAGTTTTCCTGTTACATATACGTCATTGTTGAGAACCAAGTTTCCAATGTTATTTTTGATATATAAATCTTTGTTAGAGATATTGGAATACCCCATATAACCGATTTGTTCTGAATTTTTGTCTTCCCAATTTAAACAGGTTATCAATTGATTGTCTGTCTTAGGAAGAGAGGCATTCTTTAAACTTAGGAGCGAAGAATCCGCATGGGATATTTTTACTGGTCCATAAAAAATACTAGCTTTAGATTTTCCTGTGATTTCTAGTATAACAGTATTTTTTCCATCGCCAATTTTGGTGTCCCGATAATAGGAATCTCCTTCATTGTACCCTAACATATTGATATTTATACTACCAGTATCAGCTGCAACGCCTGTATTATATATATGATTACTAGCTACAACAATATTTCCTGCCTTAATAGAATTTAAAGACATTGTGACTTTTAGCGTCATACCATTGGAGTCAAGCGAAGCCAATAAAGTATCTCCAATATAAAATTGAATAGCTCCGTCCTCTGTTATAGTTACTTTGTAAACAGGCTTTCCATTTAATTGGGATTGAATACTTAATGCTCCAGAGGCATTATAGGTGATGCTAGCTTTAGCTGTTCCTGATGTTAAATTAATCCCCTTTTGGGCTGTAAGGTCTTTATTTGCCGTTACTGTTCCATCAATAACAACATCCTTCTGTACAGTCTGAACTGAATTAGGGGAATCTATCATTAAAGCATATTTACCAAATAACGCTTCTTTAAGTCGAAGTGCTGTACCATCTGATGTAATACTGATAAATTGGGGTGGTGCTTCAGTTAGTACATCATTGGCTATTGGTACACTGGATGATACAGCACATCCGTATATATTCCGTCCATTTTTATCTCCGGAATCAGCATAAGACACACGTTCAACCGAGTTGTTCTCATACAAATACATAGGCCATTTAGAGACTCCAGATGTTCCTGCGCAATAACGTATTTTACCATTGATATAGACATATCCAGCACTAATACTTGTACCTGATACTTGACATCCGCTGATAATAAAGTTATCACACTCATCAAATATACTTGTAAAAGCTAATGCAAGATTCTGTAAATTCATAATATCATCAATGTAGGTGTAACGCCCACCTGTTTGTGAAGTAAACTCTTTCATTTAAGCGTATGTAACTTTAAATTTTTTTCCTGCAATACGATAACGATCTACATAATAAGTAATCATAGCTGTAAGTTCCTCTTGTGAGATTGTCTTGGTATTAATAGCAGGACAACTTACTACAAAACTTACATCACTTGTTGGCATCTTTTCATCTTTCCAACGCAATGGAGTGGTTGGGTGTCCGCTAACTTCGATTTCGCCTTCGTTATACAAAGGAAATTCGCATATATTTTTATTAGCATCTTCCCAATATATTGGTACTCCATTTATAGCACCATCTGAAATGACAATATGTTCAGAGGTGTCTAAAAAATACTTCCTAAATTTATGATTTAAAAAATATTCCATCATAATAACCTGGGAGGTCATTGCTGCTTCTATTCGTTTTTCGTCAGCCCATTCTTTCCATTTTATATTCAAAGAGTTTAACGGTTGTAAAATGGCTTGAAGAAATAATATCAGTTTTCGTCCTCCAAGATAATGAGGAACTAACTGATTTACTATACGGTCAGTATTAATACGATAACTTCTCATTCTGTTTCTAGTTTTATAACAATTGCCTCACGAAAGGTGGGAAGTTCACTTTCTGCATCTTGCTGTGTACTTTGTTTTGCATAACCGCTTGCTAAATAACACTTCCGCTCAATTTTGGTTAATGGTCCGAGTTCATTATTGTCATTGTATTGAGCGATAAATATTCCTTGTTCTACACTAGCTTCATGATCAATATGAACATCTGTAACATGCTCTACTTTTTGAATGGCATCTATAATTTTTTGTGAGTAGACAAGAGAATCAAATTTCATATTTACAATAAAATCAATAAGTGCTGTATCAATATTATCATAAAGTTCCTCTTTCGTAATGGCTCCATCATAATACACGGTGAGTCTGGGAACAAGCACATCGCCTCTGCGACTAACTACATTACACTTAACACCTGCAAATTTAATCTGATTAAGATATGCACGTGCTGCAATTAGTTCCTCATCAGACAATTGGGACAAAGAACGACCTTCTCCGGAAGCAACTTTTAATATCAAAATATTATCTTTGAACTCTTCATTATAATACTCTTGATAAGATACATGTGTAATCAATCTTTTTGTTGTATCTTCAGTTGCATAATGAAATGCTGTACCTTCATCATTGATAATTAGATCATCTCCATATTGCCATTTCAACATGGCATTTGCGTAATATGCTGAAGTCCCATTAATTCGTTGGGTAAAGGTTTTAGCAATATCTGTGGTAAAAACGTCTAACAATGTTTCAAATGAGTAAATTGCAGCAGCTGTTACCCATGTGAAAGCATTGATTATTGACATCTTTGAGTCATTTGTTAGCTCTGTAAGTTCCAGATATTTGTTTCTGGTCTCCACGGCTTCATTGTATATTTCTGTTAATGTACGGCTCATGCTATGTCTGAATTTTCATATTGATAAATCGTTCCATTTATATCAAAGCTCCATGAACCCGCTTCATTCCATGCAGTTTCATGGGTAATCACGTATATCGCTTCCATACCAGTTGTAATAACATAATTGCCATTACTATCTTTAAGCGGCTCCTTATATGTTCCAGAGGGTTGTGTATCTAATATAACTTTACAATTCCTCCGTTGATTATTATGCTTTGCAATATAGATTAAATAGTCATTGATAACTGTGTCTTCTGTATAATCAATATTTCTTAACTCTAAATTAGATAAACTCATATCCTGAATGGGAGCAAGGCTGGATAAACTCATGTCAGCCAGTTTCACCAAATATGTACCTTTACATAAAAATAGTCCTTGTAGAGAGAGATTGTTCTTCTCCGAAATTATCTCGTCTACCACCAAGGGCATAGTTGGCATGATTAAGCCATTAATAGAAGACAATTCCCAGGTTTTTAAATTGAAATCACCATACAATTTAATTGATCTTTCATCGGTATAATTATCGAAAAAATGCACATATTTCTGTAGAGTGGGAGATAGCGTTATAGTTTCCAGATCGCTATTATCTCCCCAATCAACAATAAGATTTCCGTCTCCGGCCATTTGTAATGCAATGGATGCTTCTTTGGGGGATATGTACACAACACATCGTAATGAGGCTGTTGTACTTTTGTGATATACATGTCGTTCCCCGTTTGCCGGTACAATATGTTCTGATTGTAATGTATTTACAATGCTGTCATATATAATAAATTCTTCATCCCAATATATTTCTTCATCTTCTTTTAATTGTGAGTGGAAGGATAAATCAGGATTGTTGATTAACAAATCGAATATACCTTCTATAGAACCATGTGTGCTTACTGCAACATCAAATATGTTCTGATTTCGTTTTACTTTATACACCTGCATCTGCTTCTGAAAAATCTAAGTCTAATTCCAGATCTCCTGAATAGGAATTAAAAGCGGCATTAATAATCTCCACTTTATCATCTTTGAATTCAGTTTGTAACTTTTCTGCTAATCCTGAATGACTAAGGTTGGCATGAAGATATTTAATTAAACCCACACCTGAAGTTGGATACCTATAGTTGTTGGACGGAACACATTGTAACAATAAGTTTCGGTTCTGAATATTTGCATTTATATTTACCATATCAGATATTGCATTGGACCATAAATATGCCACCCCTTTATTTATTTGTATAAGATAATAATCTTGACTAACCATTATTAATTGTGAAGCATACAAAATCTTATCTTGTAGGCCAAATAGCCTTGTATGCACTTCAAACCATTCAGAGTTATCAGTTGGGTTTATAACTATACGAATATTACCACCACCAAAGTCTCTACTAAAACGTATTTTTATTGGTTTATAGATTGGTGTATATGGTATCTTTATTTGCACACCAATCGTGTAAAGTTGCTTTATATCAAAGTTGGAAGGGAGTATTATTTGAGCGGTAAGTTGTAAATCAGTTTCTTCGATCCATTCAAACAAATATTCTTCTAAAGAGTTTTGATTTTTTAAAACTATATCACCCGTAATTGTATTTACATAAATATCTGTGCGCATTTACATCAATTTATTATTGACTTACTGTGGATTAAAATCATCATTTGTAAAGTCACAGAAATTTTGTATATACCAAAAAACAAAATCCCCCAGTGAAATACATCTTAAAATAATTTCTTTATTTGATACACGCACTTTTGAGATTTGTATTGGAGAACCTAGTACTGGAATATATCCTGGATAGAAAAATATACCATTTCCTTTTATTATTATATCAAAGTCACTTCTGGAAGCTCTTGTTGTCATAAATCCGGAATATATTCTAATTTCTGAACCATTATATTCTTTAATAGGGGTAGGAAGTTCTATAATTTGATCACCATATATATTTCCATATCTCGCTATAAAATATCTTCCTTGTGATAAATCCATAGGAGTTGGGGTTGAATCTGTGTTAATGTAAAATTCTTTATATGGTAATGATAATGAAGCTAATACATTTATATTACCAAATTCATCCCAAGTTAAATTTTTTGAAGCTAAATAACCAGAACCATCTTTTAATAATGCCCAGGCATCTCCATTTGATAATATTGCATCTGTGTTAATAAGAGACGTATCAATTTTTCCAGATATAATTTGAGAAGCATCAATTTTACCTTTAAAATTCATATTTCCGTCTTTATCCCATGTGATATTATCTCCTGCTAATGCTCCTGAACCATCTTTTTCTAAACGCCATTTAAATCCTCTAATACCATTAGAACTAATTGTTATGTCTCCAGATTTTGTTGTAAATCCAGAATTTGTTTGTATTCCACTAAAAATAGCTTTCTCATTAAAGTTCCAACCTGCAATAAAATTATCAGAACCTGCTGAAAACACTTTCTCGTTATTTTTATATCCTATCAGACCATAATTAGTGTTACTGATGCAATACATTGCAACACCGCCATATTCTTTTACCCAGTCTAATTGATTACCAATATCTTGGACAGAAGCAACATTAGCGATGGCTATGAATTTTTTTAATGAATTGATTCCTATAGTTCCATTGTAAATGCTATCGGCTCCTATGATCCACCCTGCAATACTACCACCAGATGTTTCTATTGTTCCTTTGAATGAGGCATTTCCCTCAACATCCATTGTAACATTACCATTGGCAAAAGAGGCTGAACCGTCTTTGTTTAATGACCAATGAATGATGCCTTCACTTTGAGCAGAAATGGTTCCTTCTGATTTTATGGATAATGTGCCATCTTCACATTGAATACCACCAGATGTAATATCCCAACCGCCTATTTTACCTCCGGTTTGGTCTATATGAAAAATTTCTTTGTTATCTTTATATCCATATATACCGGCTCCGTTATTTTCTGAAGGACCAATATATACCCCCGTTAATCCTGGAACATCTTCAAGACTGTCGTGACTACCAATTATTTTTTTTCCAACAAATATTTTGGGAGTAATCACATAAGAAGAGCCAATAGTTGTTTTATTGTTTTCCCAATCTTGAATCCAATCCAGCATGGTACTTTCGCGTACAATAGAAAATGTGAAACGCCCAGTTAACCCTGCACTTACTCCAGAAAGAACTGGAATTTCAATATATCCTTGTAATATATCAACTGGGAGTGATATAATGGATAATCGGTATCTATAGCTATCAACTTTTATTAGTTGACATTCTATATTATCGTTACTTTTTATAATAGTGCTGGAATCAATTTCTATTGGGGTTTTCTCATCTCCACAATATGCTGAAATAATAGTATAAGCATGTTCTAATTTAGGGTTAGAACCATCGAAATCTGCTTTAATCACACACGAGTTTGGGGTTAGCGACAACGAATAAGCATCGCTAATAGATACAAGTGTGATAGAAGATTTTGCTACTGTTCCCATAAATTACTTTTTCAAAAGAATAGCCTTTGAACAAAGTATTTGTTGATGCGAGAAGAGATAAACTATTTCTTAATCTCTTCTAATATTTCCTTGGCCATACGCTTTGCTTCCACTCTCCACATTTGCATGTCATTCCATTCTTTTTGATGCTCACTATCTTCATCTTCTAGGAGGTAATTATTAATAATGGCTTGCATTGCATCATCGGAGTAACGTCCATGAATAATAGCTGAAACCAATTGGCTATATGTGGGTGTTCCAACTGGAAGGGTTATCTCACACCATTTGTATTGTTCGTTTTCACCTTCTTTTACTATATGAACATCAAATGCAATTGTGTATTGACGCAACCCTAATTTTATATTGTGTCGTATGCGTTGAGGTTGCTCATTACCTTGATTATAAGTTATAAACATTGTACTGTGTTTTTTATTTTTACAACTTGAAATTTTCCTTGAATATAGCAAGCCTTCCAAAAATAATGTAGTTCTGAAAATGCTTTGCGCCTGATTCCGTATGACTGATAATGAATTAAGAAACCTAAATAAGAGTTTATAGACCTCACATTGGCATATATAGCTTCCTTGTCACAGTTTTTACATGCTTCTTCTAAATAACTTACAGCATTAATAAAGTTTCCAACAGTTCGATTCGATAAGTAAGCTCTACCCGGCTTAATTACTCCTCCTACCATTTTTATTCCTTTTTTAACTTCTTGAATATAGATTTTATTAGGGTGCATTTGAATATTTAAAATATATCGTAGTTGATTCCTAGAAGCTCTTTTGAAATAAATTGCATCTTCCTTAGTTTTGCACACAAAGCTAAAATCATCTACAAAACGTACATATTTGGCTCCTCTTTCTTCTGCTGCTTTAATAGCCCATTCATCAAAAAATGACATATAAAAATTGGCGAATAATTGACTGGTTAGGTTGCCTATTGGTTCACCTCTCATCCATTCAATGTAAAACAAGCTTTTGTTTTTAGGTAGTATTCTCCATAATTTTAAATTCCCTTGGCGTATGCAATCATCTTGTGGACGATGTCGTACAATTACTTCTGTAAGCCAAAGCACTAAATCTAAATCCTGTTCATATATAGTTCCTTTCCAATAGTTCCATTTTTCTTTGATAAATGGCAATAAGTACTTTAATAAGCATTCACAATCAATTGACATGAAAAATCCTTTAATATCAAATTGAGCATACCAAGCCTCATGGGAATAATTATCAGAGACTTCAATAGTATTTTTTGTCAACTGATCGATACATGCAAATGTTCCAAAACCCTTTCGACAGTTAAATGATACATTTCCGTGCTCAACAAAACGTGCCTCAAACAGTGGCTCTAAGCGTAGGCACAACCAATGTTGTACAATACGGTCACGGAAATTTGCAGCAAACACTTCCCGTAATTTAGGACGGGTAACTATAAAACAAGTACTTGTTGTTGGTCTATATGTTCGTTCATAAACTTCTCTCGCTAAATCTAATAGATCTTCATGCCAAATAAGTCTATACATAACACATTGTGAACTTGTCTTTTTTTTGGCACAGCAATCATCTAACGCATCAAACCATCCCTCAACATATTTATCGTTAAGTGCTGCAACCGCCCTCACCATGTTACTGTTGTACTTGTTGTTGTTGTTGAAGTTGCCATTACTAAAGTTCACGTTCCAGCTGTTGTTCTGACTGTTCTCACTGCTACTCCAGTACCGGCTTGCGGTTATTGCGTGTACTATCTTATTCTTAACTAGGTCTTTAACGCTTGGTAAAGGCCCAGTGACACGCCCATTTTTCAATAAAGATGTCCCTGTTATCATAGTCGTAACCGTTCAACAGGTCTGCTGCTCCAACACTTTGCTTCTCCAGCTTTTAATATGCTTTGAAATTTCCTTTAAAGATTCAGCAAAATGTGGCATTTGCTTGTTGCTAATTATGCGTGTATGAGGACTCCGATTTGACCACTCTTTTAAGGTGTCAATGCAAGTTTTCACTGTACGCATTTGCAAATAAAATGAATTAATAAGTTCAAGTTTGGAATCAGGATCTTCTTCATTTAAAGCCAATCCTATCACTGTTAATCCATCAAGCAGAGTGTCTATGAGACGTTTGCTTAATTGACGAATTCCTACACTATTAGGGGTTCGTTCTACCATTTCTATACAGAGTAACATTAAATTTTCTGTTTCTCTGTAAATAGGTGCACTTCCTGCATTACGAATTGTTCTTGCCATAATTAAAAGATTTTATTCACAATGTGTCTTATTACATATAGTTTATTTACGAATACTTTATTTTTTCTGTAGAGGTTTACAATTATGGCATATTTATTTTTGTGGAGCGTCAAAAGACGCTCCACTATACTAAAATGCTGCAACCGCCCTCACCATGCCACTGCCGGACTTGCCGCTGATGCCGAAGTTGCCATTACTAAAGCCCACGCCCCAGCTGCTGTACTGACTGTACTCACTGCTACTCCAGTACCAAGAATTAGAAAAATCGTTCAAAATACCGGCATCTATTGCTTTTTGAAAAATTGCACCTATTTTATCATCATCATAATTCACTCCTTGCCTAGCGTGCCAATACATACGCATAAGTTCACCAACAGATGGTAGGTACCAATTATGATATTTAAATTTATTTGCCAATTCTTCGCCTGCTTTTACTGTAGGTTGATAAGCATAGCATTTGCTGGCAGCAGGATAATAAAATTGTTGATATTTACTAAGATTTTCATTGTTAGCAATTATGTTATTTATATACTGGGTTAACATCGCTTGTTCAGTATATAAATCAGTTGCTTCAGGTATCGGCAAATTAACTCCAGAATCTTCTAAGATTTTATTTCTATGTTGAATAATTTTTAAAGTTTTTGCTAAACCGATAGGAACTTCGTCACCTTTTTTATAGGCACCTGATAAAATGGCTAAATCCGCAGCCAATTCCTCTTTTCCTGTATTAGTCGTACCTGGAGCAGCGATACCATCTCCAACAGCAGCTGTTTTAACATCTGAATTTACAAATCCGTCAATTGTATTTTCATCTACATAATTATCATACCTTATATAGTTAGGAGAGGTATGACCTTGGTCGTCATATTCTGTAGGTTGTAAGCCGGTCTGTGTAATGTTAGCAATTGAACTTATATCATATACACTATAATTAACATCATCTTGTAATTCAATAGGATAAATTGCATATTGTTTATTCCACTCTTCTGTTTGTCCTGTATTTTGAGGATAAAGCCCCCATACTATACCTGAATTTTCAAGATTTGATAATGCTACCATACGTCTATCATTGGCATCTGCTGGATTTATGTAAAAACAAATTCCAACTACGGTTTTTCCAGCAGTTGTAGGACCATAAGTTCCATCATAAAATACATAATCTCCGAGATGAGCACGTCTGGGGTATAAACCAATATCCCATGATGCTTCAAGCACTTCACCATTCGTTTTTGTTAGATAACATCTTAAAGTTGTATGTGGAGCCAATGTATCTTCATCTCCTAATTGAGATACATTGATAACGCAATAATCTTTTGACGTATTGACTATTTTTGCATACAAATTGGTATCTAATGACCAACGAATACTAACTACATCATTCCCATTAGTGGTATTCGGCTTACAGTAAAAAGTGTGTTCACCTGTAGAATAAATGTATTGGCTTCCTTTGATTTCTATAGCTGCAATAGGAGTTGAGTAGTAAGTAATATGAAGATTGTTGTTTTCATCGTCTACATTTCCCCAATGATACAACCAGTCAATTTTATTGTTAAAATTAGGCCGGTTGGTAGTATTGTTTATTACTGCTATTTTTCCAGATACACTACTATCTGTAATAGAAGCCAAATAGTTAATCATATAAAGAGAAACCTCGGTCCAGTTTATACTTGCTAACTTTAAATAATTCAACGGTGCGTTACCTGTAAAGCATAAATTGAATATGGTACGCGAATCTACAATTCCTGCGCCAATTGACAGACTTTGCATTCGGTCAGCCCCTTCCAAAGTGATAGTTCTCAAATTGGGTTGTTGATCTAAAAACAAAGATGTCAGAGTCCCAGGAAGATGAACTTCTTCTAAATATTCGGTAGCTGGAAGAACAACGGAAGACAACATTGTTCCTACTAAATTCAACATTCTAAGTTTAAGCAAAATAGATAAATCTAACCCACCTACTAAACTAGCGACACGTTTTAATACTAGTTCTTGCAACAAAGGGGCAGTAATAGTCATACTGGTAGGACGGAATTCAACAACATCTTTTCCATCCACATGAAAGGCTGTTAGGCGAGCACCGCTTAAATTAAATGTTTCCCCTAAACTTTTGTCTGTAAAGTCACCAATGGAACGCATATAATCAATACCATTTAAGAAAATATTAGTATTGCCATCTGAAGTTCCAACATTGACATCGTATGTTTCTCCGGCTTTAATACGTGGAGACAGTGCGTTACCAACCCCATAAGATAGTGTCGAACCTATGGCAAATGAGGGGTACATCCAAATATGTGGTACAATAGAAAATTTAAATTGTGGACGTGTACCATCTGTTTTTATTACAGACCGGAAGTTTAATGAGCCTGCTGATCCTTCACCGTCACGCCTTCCAAAGTCTCCAAAGGCTGCATAAGAAGATATGTAGGTAAGTCTGCGTGCAACCCATTGCATTTCTGCTTGTAATCCATCTCCTAAACTTTGTGTTATGGGATCTGTACCATTTGTGTATTTATTTTCCGGGTCTGAACTCACATAGGCGGTTCTGGCACGTTCATATACAAGACGGGCCACTTCATTGTAAGCAACGGCTGGGAAATAACGTTGTACGTAAAAATAATATTTTTCCATACAGCCCATTAAAGTTCCATCATCGCTTAATTTAAGCATTGCTTGTAATATAGAGCGCATATTGGTACGCAATTCATCTGGAAAGGCATTTTCCATTTGGTTAAATAGTGCATTTCCTTCGCTATTCCAATAAAAACCTCCATCATTGTTTTTATCATGTTCTTCTACATAGTAAGGTTTTTCTCTTTGCCCTACATTATTTACAGGAAATATTGTGTCCAAATCATCTTGATGCCAACCAATTAAATGAGTTTTTGGGTCAACATAAAAATATATATTCTTTCCTCTGTTATCACTGGCTGCAATTAACTTACAAAAATTCATAGCAAAATGAGTTTCTGTAAGATTAAAATATTTTCCTGCATCAGCCTTGAACAATGCTATTCTAGCCGTTTTGAACGATGAGTTAATTGCATCCCAATCTGTACCGCTGGCAATATTCCCGCATTGTTCGTTGATATTTACAGTCGAATATCTTCCATTTTCAATCTTTTCAGTGCCTGCACCCACCCAAGTAGAAGTTATGAAATCATATCTGAATAAATCGAACTGTGCATTGTTACGCCCTGCTTTGGTCAGCCAATAATGCTTGGAGGTATCAAGATTTTCTGCTGCATTTAAATCTTCAATGGTACCGTTGAAATAATCTATATTATCATAATGCTTAAAGACAAAGTTAAATCCACTTTTGATAGGGGCGATCTTATTGGTATCCCCAAAAACCAGACTCATTTGCTTTTCGCCGTTATACATCCAATCTTCTTCACCTTCTAAAGTGACATCTTCATCAATCCAAGGTACGCGGCACATCACCAAAGCACGGTCATTATCAGCTCCTTCCAGGCATACATAATCTGGAAATTTTGTTTTGTCGTATCCGAATGTCGGTTTGTCTCCCTTACCTGGTCCAAAAGTCATAAAAGATTTAAATTGTGGTTCGGAATTCTCATCTTCTTGTACAAAGAACAAAAACGGTTTTTGAAGTACAGCTACACGACAATTTTCAAAACCTTCTGTATTAGTAATGGAATTACCTCCACATACAGCTTTAAATAAATCATTAAATAGAGCTGTAGAACCTATTTTATGACTTTGTGCTGAACTTGCAAAATTTACTTTCCCTACCAATTTGAGTGCTCCGGGTACATCGTTGGTTAACTGATAACATTTACCACGATTTACTCCATTCTCATCAACCCAATATCCATCTTCATTGAAGCCCCATTGTCCATTCCACCAAAAATACAACATAGACGATGTTCCTTGTCCTTTCTCATTCATGTCATATAGCGTACCACTATTCTCTGGTTTTCCAGGAATATGGATAATTAAGGTACCATTAAATTTATCCTTTTTGGTATTTCCATAAGTGGCATATTTCCCTTTCCAAAGGATAACGTTGTATTTTTCATAAACAAGATCGTAGCTGATAGTATTACCATTAAGAATACTATTAGAATCGCGAAATGCTATTTTTTCTTCACTATTATCTAAGGATGCCATATAGTTTTGGCGCACATCATTAGCTGTGAGTGCTTTCTTATACACCTTAATACTGTAAATGTCAATGTCGGCTCCAGAACTACCAATACGGATGCCTTGTGATGTTTGCTTTCCGTCTACATATTGTACGAAAGTGTCGTCTGTTGCATAGTTGATTTCACGGTTAATAATTCCATTTAAGAAAATGCGGCAATAGTTTTGTCCGGTGCTAGATAAGTTATACAATAAATTAACCGCGATTTTAGTACGTACACCTTCATTGTAGCCGACATCTTGATTTTTACGGGTTACTTTAGATTGGGTCATGAAACAGGCATCAATAGGTTTCATTTCCCAACCTAGCGGATTATTATCTTTTGTGTAAGAACACATGCGTAATATCGGTTCATCTTCGTTGGTTACATTGCGAATAGCATAGTCTATTTCAAATGTAAGAGAACCTGTTTTTTGAGCTTGGATAAAGTCGGAGAACGTCTCATAATCAATTGCTATGTTTCTTCCACTAGGAACACGCAAACATTTGATCCCATTATCGTCTTCAACCCAACCATCACTAATAAAACCAAAATTTTCAAAGGTCGCGGGAACATTCTCGCCTGAAACTGTATTAATAATAGTATCTGGGTGGGTTTCTGTATTACTACGTAGTTTTGGATTGATAATTAAATCGGCACCATCAGTCGGGGCAAAATTTTGGGAGTTATCTACATTAAAACTAATACGATCACGCAAATATTTTTCTCCAGTGCTAAATAACATATAAGCACTGAAATTCGTTTCTTTACTTTCGATTTCTATCATATTGCCAAATGTGTAAACCACACCATTTTGGGCTTGCTGTTCAGTGTAAGACAGATAATTCTCAACCTCTTGAATGTCTGTTAATTTAAAAGTAACAGGTAATACATCTGAACCTGGGTTATATATTGCCCATTGGAAAAATTGAACGGATGTCCAGTTTACAAGAGACTCGACTATCTTGTTCAACATGATATATGGAGTTTTATTGTCAGGATCTGAAACTACCATAACCTGTGAAACAATGTGTTCACTTTCCACATCTGTGCCGTCTACAGATAACCAAGCCTCAATTTCATGTACTCCATGAGACATAACTTTAACAGAATCCCCTTCAGTGTCAGTTACGTCAAACTGGTTTGGAGTTTCTGTGTACTCAACTTTACCAACAGCATATTGAACAGAACGTACACCGCCTTCACCACTGATTTTTAAATTTAGTGTTTTGGCTACAGCACCGGTATATGTATATAACAAAGACATAGCAGCACCAGTAATAGGCTGCTGCCACTCATTTCGGAACGTAAGTTTCAATTCTGTTTTTGTAACACTTTGGAACACTACATAAGTTGTGGTGCTTTGTGTTTGGTCTCCGGTTACAATGATACGTAATTGACAGGTTCCGCTGTTAAGTAATCCACTAATATCTACATCTGTATAAGTATCACTGTCAGCTTCTACACTCTTAATTGCCATTGTGCCAATTGTACGCCATGAATCAGAAGCGGAAGAACGCCTTTGAATAGTCATCGTACCGTCTTCATAGGTATTTGCATATTTCCCAGTAACAGGATTGTATGTTTGGGAAGTAAAACGCATTTTTAGAACTACGCTACCATCAATGCTTACATAATTTGTTTGATTACTGGCCGTAGTTAATTCTACAATATTCATTACCCCCTGTTCGTCACTAATAGGGATAGTAACATCAAGCAATTTTAGTGCTTGATTCTCATCAGGGTCAGCAAGCCATTCATTGTATGTGTTTTTATTAGCAAATGCTCGAATATGATAAAACCCATCCGGATCTTTTGTCATAGGAGGAATATGACCAATCTTATTGTTTTCATGGTCTTGTAAATAGCTCTTTATAAACTTTTGCACAGCCTCCCCAGAGTAGGGGAGAAGATTCGTTTCATCAGGTGCTGCGGGGATGGTATTGTTTTTATTGCCACCCCAATCCTCTGTAAACTTGCCAACAGGAATTTCGTCAGTTCTGAATTTCTTAGCCATAATTAATTATTTTTTGTAAAGCGTAATTTAAAAAATTTGTTAGTTTTTCCAGCCTTCATCATTTTTCCAAGGAGATGAGTTAATCCAGAAACCAGATCCAAAGCAGGAGCGTATAGATTGCCAAACTAATTTTGCCCCTATGTAAACTGCGGTAACTATTTTGTTACCAACTCTTATTTGACTGACATCTTTGCCATTTATCTGTATCATTCTTCAAGTATGAAATAAACGGTATTTTCTTCTTTGGATTCGATTTGTTCAAAAGCCTCTTCATTTTCAATTACATCAAATGAAAGATTACCTACTTGTTTTTTGAAAGAAAAGGTGTCATTTGAGTTATTGTTTACGGCATTTATCAATTGATTAAATTCGTGAGCTGTTAAACGTCCACGGTTATTAGTTCCATTGTTTTCTTGCTTATTATTAAAATCAAGCAGGTTAGGGGATTGCTCTTGTTCTGCCGCCATACTTAAAATATTAAAGGGAATTCATACGGGAACATGTTACCGTTTAGAAGTTCACACATAAAACAGTCTTGTCCTGATATTCCATAATTTAATGTGATACTTGGTTTTGATCTATCAATTTCTTGTTGTACTATATTGCCTTCATTATCTCTTTGTTCTTTCCACCAATCAATCACTTCATTTTCCATATCAGGAAGATGATACCTAGTCCACTTGAATATGTAGTTTTTAGCTACATAATCCGGATCAACTAGTTTACCTTGATAATAGACGTTAGCGGTTAAAACAGTTTGACAACTATTGTTTTTATATGATACTCCTTGACTGGAAGTAATTTCAAGTGAATAGCCCACTATATATTGTTTCCGTATTGTGAATGTAGCGGAATACTCTTCATCACTAAATTTCACGATACAACGAACTGTTAGCGAGTTACCATTATCCCAATAAGGTTCAAAAGGCCATATTGTTAATGTCTTTCCATTTTCTCCTTCGAACGGTATATAATCATATCCTTGTAAATAATACCATTGTCGTTGACTGGAAGTAGACTGTAGGTTCTCTTCTTCCAGCGTTAAGGTAATGTCTGCCGGATTAGTAACAGGGTCGGCTCCTGTTAAGTCTCCTAAAAGAGTAAAGGTATCAGTTCCAACAATACGAATAGACTTACTGACTAATTCGTCTTTTACAGACTGGTCAAGGTTATCCCAAGTCATTGTCACATTTTTGCCAAATGTTACATCGCCATTTTTATTCCATTTAATATTTTTATTGGCAAAATGACCAGAACCATCTGTTTTGATTAATACAGAATTACTACGAGTACCAATACTGCCTTCTCCGTCAAAATTTAATTGAAGCAATGGGTTCTGGATGGTCCCACCAATGCCACCACGATTAAACCAAGCTCCATAATCCTCTGTGTAATTAAGTATAGTGTCAGTAGGTTGGTATTGTGTGACTAGTTCTCCTGCCTCTAATTGTGGTGAAGAAAAATAAAATATTGATTCTCCTGCATTATCAGAGGTATCAAAAGTTGGGACAATGGATAGAACCAATGCTTCTTCTGCCTGTTTCGGAGCTTGTAATTCAAATGTTACCTTTTTACGAGACCATATATTCGTGTTAGCAATAGGTATTTGAACGGTTCCTATTGCTTTATCATTTTGTAAAATAGATAATTGACATGCTTGCCCCGCATATATCCAAAAAGAGAATGTATATTTTTTCCCGATATGTTGCGCGAACCACTCTTCAGATTGGGCTATCATGCTTATGATTTTAGAGGCACTATATACATTGCCGATTCCAGTAGGGTTTTCTATTTGAGTGTCAATAGTAATTGCAGATGTAAAATTAACATCTAAAGAATTAACGAATACATTCCTATGAATTTTTCCGGCATAAAAAGTTGCAGCAAAACCATTCTCATCACCAGCAGTTAATGTTCCAGAAATATGAGCAGATTTTGAAGTAAAAAGTTTCTGTAAGTAACCTCCATATCCTTCTAATTGACCAAATACCGGATCTGTTATTCCATTCAATTTGCCAACACGTATTTTACTGGCATCGCCAAAGTTAGCAACACTAGACAGTAAGATGATATTGAAATCCGACACCCAAACTTCATCTGAAGGAGACATCTCACTTAAATCCAGTTTTACTGTTCGCAAATAACGTCCAGAATAATCGACAGTTATTGTGTGCAACTTATATTGCCAATCTGTTGTAATAGAAGTGGTTTCTTCTCCATCTGTTCTTGTTCCATCTTGGTATTCTAATGAAACTTTACAATTGACAGCTTTATTGGCTTTGATCTTATATGAAATAAGAACGCGGTTGGGGTTTTGAACATATTTGTAGAAATCTTGTTGTAGACCAATGAAACCGTAATATATAGCGTCATTTCTTTTAAAATGACAAATGCGATTATTGTCCGCTTCTGATAGTATGTAATCAGTGGTTACTGCTTCTGTTCCTCGTACTATATATTGTGATTCGGAATCTTCATAATCAGGAGTTGCAATATTTGAAGGCCAACATAAACTCTCATTGCGTCCAATACCGTCAATCACATCCATATATGGGGCATTATCGTCAGACCCAGTTAAATATATGGCTCCAGATCTATTTATATCAAACAGATTGGTAATTCTGGCAAAGTCTAAGATTTCTTCTGTTTTAGGCACATCGCCTTCTAACAGTGCTCCAATGAAATACTGTTTTTCGACAATATCATTTGTATTAGAATCTACAGTCTTATCTATTCCATAATCCAATACACACATTAACGAATAAATAAGATTCTTTCCATCAAAATATTGTCTTCTAACTATATCCCCAGTCCGTAATCCTTGTGTCTTTTTAGAATCGGACTGGAGAGAAATTTTATATTTCTTGTATTTATATACAGACATTATGATATTTCTTCTACTAAGTCTCCGGAACAGGCATCGCTGACCCACCAAGACCCGTTAGTCACTGATTGTTTCTGCACTTCCAATTCGTATATTCTCATTTTTTTACGAATTGTCAGATCATCAAATGTTGCACTGGTGTTGCCGGTCAATTTGTTTTGAATGATACCCCAGCCATTTCCGGCAAAACCACTGGAAAAAGTGACAGAACCTATGTCGTTGACAAAATAGGCATTACCATAGTGCTTAACTCCATTATCTAAAGCCAACCAATAGATTGAATCATCAAAGAATAGCTCGTTGGGGAGGAGGCGGGTTTTAGAATCTGCTATTCCAATTGATTTTTTTCCTTCAATCGGTTTGTCAAAAACAAAAAAATCAGCATCTGTAGAAAACATTAAGCTGGATGATTTTCGATTTAATGGGGCATATAAACTTAACGATTCTACATAGCCAAATGATGATTTTATTATTTCAGAGATTTGTACTGTATCGTCATCAGCTACTTTATTATATTTAAATGGAGCTTCAACAAATACGCTATCACCATCACTGTAAAATCCTGGTCCATCTTCTGATTTTAATCTAATATAACGTCTGAATATAACACCAGAATCTTCAGACGATTTTTTATATGTTTCAATCAATATATTCCCTAAATTGTGCCCTGCCTTAAATGATTCTGGAAAATATGCAGAACCAAATTTTGAAATCATTTCATATTCACCATCATCATCATAAATACTGGTTTGCAGGTTAATTTGTTTGGTATTATCGTCTCCCCAATTTAATATTTTGTTAGATGCAGAAAATGAGATAACATTGTTATTCTTGACATGAATAATGTAATTATCATCAAATTTTATGCCTCCTGTTACAATATTTAAATCCCCTGTTAATTGAGCTAACCGTTTGGCCGAAATAACCAATACACTTGTATTATCAAATCCCAAATCTACACCATACAAAGCGGTAATGCCGGATTGGAATGTGCTTGTACCTTTTACAGACAAGTTTCCGGCAACCGTTCCATCTTTCATGGTCCAGCTTACATCTTCTTTATTTGAATTCCCAGAATGATAAAACTCGTTTCCTTGATAGCTAATGCCATCCTTGGATATTTCTAAATCTCCAAGTCTAATATATCCACTACAAATAACATCGCCGTTTAATGCGATTATATCATTATCATAACTTATAACATTACAACCGTTAATGTATAATCCATGTGTGGGGAGATGCAATTCACCGTTAATAGAAACTATATTTTTTCGCTCTTGTGGATTACTTTCGGACGTTTGGTAAACATCCAATATTTTTATTCCATTGTCTCCGGCTGTAAAACCATACAATGCCTTTAATAAACCGGCCATAGAGTCACCATTTATGGAAACAAACCCACCGGTGCCACTTCCGCCGCCTTCTTCACTGCTTAAACTACTTATAATAGTATTTGCTAATAGATATGCAGAGTTCTTTCTGGTTATATTTTCATATTCATGTATTTCAAGATTGATTTTTTCTTCATTCACGACATAACCATCCACATAATCCGAACCTGTAAAATCTGGAAGTGTTTCGTGTGAAGCTTGTTCCATCCCTGTTAAGAGTCGATTGTACATTGTTTCCAATGCACTACCTTTCTTAATTTGTGATATACCTTCATTTAACTTTGCCATTATTCTGCCACTTTTACGGTTTTTGATAAAAATCCTGATATAGATGCTTTATAGGAGTTAACTTTTGCTTGAAGGGATACAAACTTTGCCAAATTAGCTGGAGGTTGAGGTCCCATCATAGTTGGGGTCATCATTTGAGATAATGCTCCTAGCCAGTCAACCAATAAAGTTGCTAATTGATTTCCAAGTACTGCTGGTTCATTGGCACTACCGCTACCCAAATACACTCCATCTTCTTTGATTATAATTTCTTTTGCATTATATTTTGCCAAAATTTGTTGGGCATCAAGAAGTATTTGACTTTTATCATGTTGGGATAAAATATCATCAGCGGTTATTTTGAATATACTTTTATCACTTTCTCCTTCTCCTTTAGCAACTTCCGACAATATCGAAACAGGGGTATAAGTCGTGTGAGCATGAACACCTGTCTTTTCCAATTCATCTACATCTGGAGTATCCTCTGAATCTTCCCATTCTTTTGTTTCTGTTGCTCCAATAATTACTTTGTTATGCGCGTCTACTTGTATTGTGTCTGCATGAGAGTATTGAATAACATATTCGCGTAATGTTTCAGGGTCTGTTGTTATTACGACATCCGAATAAAGATAGGGGATAACCACTAAACCATTTTCATTATTTTGAATGGCTGAAAGATATACGCCTTCATGTAAACCAACTGGAAGCCCGTCATCAATAGCCTGTTTGTCTGTAAGTGTATGAGTATATTCCTGTACATCAACAGTTCCGCACAGTTCTCCATCTGTATGTATTTTAACAACAAAACCAGATATTTTGGCTGTGTTTTTTATAACGTTATTTCGTGGGTTTACCAATTTATGAAATGCAATTTGTCGTATAGCATCATAAATAGCACTGTTTGCGCTTAAATCGCTTGTAATTTTATCTGCCATAGTTTTGTTCTTTTTCTGGTTTGGCAATACAGTAGGGGAGTTTTAAAGTCTGCCTAAAACCGTTAACACCAAATTTTGTGTTGATTTCTTCAATAAGATACCAACCTTGTTTTTCAGGTTCGCGTTTATCAAGTAAAACGACTTTCATTCCAGATTCCAAATGCCTCATGCCTAAATTAGTTCTGTGTAAATCTCCGAAGATAGTAATACTACCCTCAACGCCATTTCTATTATATCCTTCAAAAAATGCCTCGGCTTCTTTTATTAATTCGTCCTCGCTAATGCCAATTTTGGATGATACATAAGGGATAACGTTGTACGCACTTAGGTTTACTCTATCCTTAGTCTTTGATTTGGGGATAGCTCCAAGTTTTAGGGATTTCTTGCTAAGTTTTGTTTCATTCAGAATTTGGAATTTCTTATGTTCTGTATCATTTTGTCCGGTCCATTCTGGATTTAAACGAACTGTTACATTATACTTGATTTGTTTGTTACCCTCAAACTTGAATCCTTCAGCGGAGACCGCTAAATATCGGGGATCACAATTCATCAAAGTTAAATTGTCTTGGGCTACATGATAATCAAACTGTATTTGAGGAGTATCAGAACTTCCATCTGTATTTAAAATAGAGCTGGCAACATTTCCTGATAAATAAGTATGCCCTACCATAACATAAGGAGTTCCATCTGTATCTTTCCTAATAAAACTATATAGCCCGTATTTATTCCATTCTGTTAATACATCCGCAACTGTCAAATCTTCCGTTAACTGAATCTTGCCAATATTAATGTCCCTTTCTGCTGTTTTGGGATGCAATTTTAACCCTGTTCCTTTTAATAAATCGTATTTTCCTCCCTCTTTCAACAAATCGTTTACTGTAACAGTCATTGGGCCTAATTTAACGACATTTTTTCGTTTTAGCCCACTTGCCAGATTCTCACATTTGATTTCAATAGGTGTGCTTACACTGCATTTTACGATATAACCGTCAAAATCGGGAACGTTCTTGACAAATGCCTCTTTCTCCATTGCCTGAAGTCTCTCGGTCGCATTTTTGAAGACCTTTCCTCTATCTTTATAATAGCCTAAATATATCCGGATACGTTGTCCTACCTTAAAATCAGTCGGCTGGGCTGTAGAATATCCTTTTCGCTTTTCTACAACTGTACCGTCTATTAAACGCTCTGTATAAACAGTAGTTGCACCTTCTTTTTCTATGTTCTCGGAAGTTATAGTGCGTTTAATTACGGTTCCTCTTGGGAATCTGACGGAAGCTGAATTAATAAGCTTCTTATAAGTATCATTTATCTCAATGCTTTCACATTCCCGGATAACAAGGCATTTATTTTCATCTGGATCGTTAATCTCTATAACGTCACTATTAGCTTCCCATATTAGGATTTTACAGCACAATATATCAAGGCATTCTTTACCATCTATAATTATTGCTTCTGGAAGTTTCATACTTAAATGGTGTTAGAAGTTAATGATTCAATCATTTGAGCGGCTTGATTAGCAGCAGATGCTTTAACCTTATCAAGAAGAACTTTGGCCCAACCTTGTTTTTTCATTTGAGAGATTTCAAGGTTTGTTCCATTTATGGTATCTTGCACTACATTAACCGCGTCATCCGGTTCAACGGCAACACATGTAAAACTATATGGTTGAACATTCTTAAAGCCTTCATTTTGCCCCATATTGAAGTCTTTTATCAGAATTTGTGTCACATTGAACTGTTGAAACATGAGATTAAATACCTGGATAACTCCTTTATGTTGCATCAATGTTATAAATTTGGAAACTTCTGCATACGGATATACATCCGGATAATTGCTAACAATCTTTCCTGTTACAGTAAAATTTATATCGCCTCCTGAAATCAATTCTTTACGTGAATAATCTCTTCCTTGTACCTTGGTTAATACAAGATTGTTAGAACTTTGTGCTTGCACTATAGCACCTAAGTCTAAGAAAACAGGATCGCCTGGCACCTTTACTTCCGTAGCAGTGTTAAGTGATGAACTGGCAGCAGCTTCATTACTTAATCCTTTTATTTTATCCCAATAAGTATTGAATTGAACCGTTTGAACCTGGCCGCTTTCATTTTTAATCCAAAGAAGTAAACCTTCATTGGCAGGTTTGCCCTGATACTTTAATACAACCCCTTGTTTATTAAAGGTATCTTCATCTGCCTTCTGACCGTTCGTTATGATTTTCTGAAGCTCTTGACCTTGGTTCTTCTGATAGGCTGCGGTGGCATTCTTTCTGTCCAACTGGCGTATATATTTGGGATAAAGATCGTTGATGGTAGCAAAAGTCATTTGCATCATCGTTCTTTTGGCTGCATAAACAAATACATTACTATATCCTCTATTGGATATAAATTTCAATTGTCCATCTCTTTTTCTATAATTAGCTGCATAAAAGGCGGCATTCACACCGGTGTTTGCCAGCCCTTTACCAACATTAATCGTTAAATTAGAAAATGTAGAGCTTATAAAACTCATATTACATCATATTTGCATTAAAATCTTGAACTACATCTAACAAGGCGGTTGCTAATTCTTGTTTTACGTTTGCTATTGCCGCAACTTGTCTATCATCTGTCATATCAATTGTTTGATGCTCCACGTGCATTAGATTTTCTATTCGTACTATTAATTGCTTAGGAGCTGCATTATAATTATTATGACTCCTATATTGAGACTGGTCGGCTCCGTTATGAAGGCTGGAAGCTAAATCTTGCTCTTTGTTACCAGTCGTAGGGTCCCACTTAAATGTATCTTTAGCATTTTTAGGGGTATATATTTTCCCACTTTTATCTACCCACTGTGGAGTAGCGTATGGAGCTATTGTTTTAGCTATATATTGTGCCCCGTCAAAAATCGCTTTATCACCTTCTTTCTGTGGACCATAAAAACCGCCCGTAGGAAGAACATCTCCTTCAGAAAGAAGATTTTGAATCGGTATTCTATTTATGAACGGAGCGAACAAAGATTTATGTCCGGAATACAAATCGTTATACCAAGAAACTAACTTATCAAAGGTTTCAGTAATATAATCTATTGCTTCTTGTTGACTTTCTAGTTTATATTTCCCCGGATTGTTAACAATATCTTGTACATGCTTTGACCATCCTTCTGTTCCAAATAGCCCTTTAGTTGGATCAAACAACGGCCCAAATAACCCTTGTAATACTTTCTGGGTTCTTGTTGGATCTATTGTTTCTCCAGACTCAAAATCTTTAAGAATTGAAGCGTAATCATCCCATGCACTTATTGTTCCTTTCATAATTTGAGCTAGATGACGTATATATGCTTGTGAGCGATGTACATCACCTTCGGTCATCTTATCATGGAATGTTTCTGTGCTAATCCAGTCCCATCGAGAATCCCAACTACCCATCTTAGGTATAAATCTATCTGCTGCATTCTTTAGTATATTCGATAGATCTTCCGAACTACGAGCAGAAGTGGCATTGTGCAAAAGATATTTGCTCAAAGCCATATTCTCTTTAGAATTATGGTCTGCTAATTGAGCCAGCATCATTTGGACAGCCACTTGTTCGCTTATATCTCCGTTTCTTGCAAAAACATTTGTATTCGTTCCACTTAAAGTACGGCCATGTAACTCATACGCATAATAATTTTCGCCGTTCAGACCTTTTTTGACAGTCTGTTTCATACCTAGTGCACTGGACAATGACTGGAAGGCTTTATCTACACCTGTCCATTGGTCTGCGGCTTCTAATCGTTTTAGTAATTCCGGGTCTCTACCTGCGGCTGTGTCAAAGAATTTGGTTTGATCGTCTACATTTTGTTTTTGACCATTCTTTTCTATCCAGTAACGATGCCATAATTCGGTAGACTGTGCAATACGCTCGTTTTGGGTTAACAATTCATTATTGAAAATACGCATATTTCCAATCATTAAGGCATCTGGATCGGATAGATTTAACTTGTCAATATTCAAATTACGATAGCTTTGTGCCCATGCTTCATTGGCTTGACGAGCTGCTTCTGTTATTCTTTGTGTTTGATATATATATGAACCAAGTTTATAGATTGTATAAGCTGCGCTTAATCCCCAACCAATTGGATTAGTTAAGAAAAAACGTGCAAGCCCTTTTATTGCTCCCCATAATGTTGTATTGCCTATTTCTGTGAGAGTATTTATAGTCTTATTATTACTATTTGCTACAACATTACCGACTGTGCCTCCTCCAACAAACCATTGTTTAATTTTACTTCCACCATGTAGTAAACCTCCACCTAACGCATTGAAAATAGCCTGTCCTTTACTTAAATTATGGCGGCTTTTTTCTATATTATATATACGTACCATATAGGTAAGTGCGGTAAATAGCGGTTTTAAAAAGAATTTAGATAGCCAATCCCCCATGAATACTCCGCGAATCATTAATGCCGTACTTAATATACTTTGTCCAATGCCAGCAATAATCCCTAATTCCATTTGAACTTTTACAAACCATACAATTCCATTTTTTAGCCAATTGGGTAGGAAATTCCAAATAGACATGATCTTTTTAAATACATCAACGATAACATCTAATACTTTAATGAACATGTCCATTGCATTTCTCAATGCAGTTGCAAATTCTGTGGATTTCATTAACTCAATCATGCGTTGTAGAAAGTCTCGGATTACCCCTTGCATTTGTTCAAACCCTTGCATTCCTGTTTCTGTAAATGCCGAGGTCATCTGATACCAAAGACCTTGTATGGTGTTTTTCTTTTCGTCAGCAAGGTCGAATGCTAGGTTCATTGAATGCCGATTAAGCTCTGTGGTTTTTTGCACATCTTCTACATTATTTATCAAAGCTAATGCACCTGGAGCCGCAGTAACTCGAAACATCTTATTAATTAATGTTGTGAAGTCACCGGAACTCATGCTTTGTTGTTTTTTGTGCAAATCACTCAAAATATCAGTGAGATTCCGAAGATTACCATTTTTGTCTTTGGGACTAATACCTAGTATATCCCATGCTTCTTGTCCTTTTTTGGTTGGATTCATCATGTTTAGTAACATCATGCGTAATGTTGTACCTGCATGAGAACCTTTTAAACCGGCATTACCTAATACGCCCAAAGCTGCCGAAGCTGTTTCAAAATCTAATCCGGATTGATGAGCTACCGTACCTGCATACTTAAATGATTCAGCTAATTCTAACAATGTTGTATTCGTTTTTGTGAACGTCATCGTAAGAATGTCAGCTGTGTTATCCATTTGTTTTGCTGGGATTTTATAAGCGGTCATAATGTTTGTTACAACATCTGCTGTTTCTCCCAAGTCTGTATCACCTACAAGTGCAATATCAGATATAGGCCGGATGGCATGTTTTATTTGATCGACATCATATCCTGCCATAGCTAAGAATTTTCCAGCTGATGCAACTTGTGGAGCTGTATATTTAGTTTCAACTCCAACTTGACGCATTAATTGGTTCATTTCATTAAATCTAGCTTCAAATCCCACTTTTTTATCGTGAGTCTGGAGGATATTCTTTGTCGTTTTGGCTATATTATCATAGGTCGAAGCATCTCTAAATACAGAAGTTACCCCAGACATTAAAGAGCTAAGTCCATAGGCAATTCCCATACCCTTAATCATTTCGCCCGCAACATTCGTTCCGGTATTTGCGTATGTAGGTCCCAATACTTGCCGGGTAGAAGGGTATAGATAGGTACTATGTCCCGCTCCAACTTGTCGTGCTGTTGAAGCAGGAATATTACTCTTAGTTATGCCACCAGCAACTGCTTTGGATGCTCCGGCTGCACTTGCGGTTATAGTTATTTTGCTATTTGACTTTATCTGCTCAATCTTCTGTAATAGTAAGTCAAGGCTATTTATCGCTTTTTTTGTACTTGCTCTTGGTTCTATAGTTTTGCCGTTTATAGAATTAATAGCCTGCTCCAGTTTCTTTATATCCGAAGTAGAATATAAAGGTTTACCCATTACTCCATTTAATGCAGTCTTTGCCTGTGATTTAATATTGCTTAGTTGCTTTAAAACACGTTCTAAACTAGCTTCTGCCGCGCTTGTGTTAATCTGTATATTGATAGGCTTAGTTTTAATAGAAGCCAATGCTGAATTAACCTTACCGATGCTTTTTGCAACAACATCAAATCGCTTTGTTAATGCTTCCATTTCAGCTGTGGCCTGCTGAAATTTGCGTATAGACTCTAAAGCTGGGTTAGAGTTAACGTTTATCTGATAATTAACAATATAATTTTCTGCCATCTTTTTGTATTTTGATTTTCTAAAGAATAGCGGTTTGGTACCCTGAAAGATTGAAAAAGCCCCTTATCCGACAAAGGATAAAGGGCTACGTAGAAAAAACGAGTAATAAGACACTTTACGCAAGCATTCCAAGTGCACTTGCTTGTTGAGTTATGAGCATTTTGCTGTGGAGCCATACGGCATCTTCAGAAAGCATTGCAAATTCTTCATCGTTTAACTCATCAAGGTTTACGCTGGGAAAATAATGACGGATAAATATCAGTCTATGACGAATAAGTTGATCGTCTTTTACTTCCCAGCTTTTGATAAATTTACGAGTTTTCCTTTGCGCAACTCGATGATTTGAGCCAGGTGTGGCATCAAGCCATAGATGAACAAGGAATCATCTTTAATCAGTTCTTTATCGCCATCGACAAAGCAATCTTTTGCCAATTCTCGCATGGCACCGGCCTGGTCCTTTTGGGAGAGGGACAAATATTTACTGAATGTCGGGAAAGGCGGCTGTTTAAAATAACCGATATAATATGGCTTTTCGCCTTCGTCTTCATCTCCTTCCACAAAAATCGGGAATACACGTTTTAGTTTGGGATCTGAATCTTTCAGCTCTTTTACTTTCTTTTCAATCTCGGTCTGAATATCTTCAGGCAAGAAAAGGTCTTCGTTTACATTTTCCATTATAATTATGATTATTGATGTTTATCCAAGAATAGAAGTTATAATGCTGGTAGGTTGTGTGTGAATGCAAATAAAATGTTAAATGTATATTCTCTATATAAATTTATTTGGTATATAAAATAAATCTATTACCTTTGCAACATATAAAAAAGCAACGCCTTACTTTCTTGTAAGGAAATGAGCCACTCATAAGTGGCTTTTATTATTTTTATGAGAGATTTTGTAGATTGGAAATAAAACATTATTTTTGCAACGTAAAAAGTGCATATTTGAGCTTAGTCGTCAATTCTGCACTATAAAACGGATAATAAAGGGATGTGTTAACGCATCCCTTTTTATTTTATAGATAAAATGAAAAGCGAGCCGTTTTCAACTCGCCTTTTCAAAAACGTATTATACTAGAAGTTATAGCCAAGAACTAGTTCCTTCTCCTGTGATAATGTCGAAAGGATTCAAATTGAATTCTTTTGTAATGTTTGTATCATCTTGTTTACTTTCCATTCCGTCTTCGTTAAAGAGGCATCCCTTTAGCGTTACAGTTTCGGCGGTCCAGTCTTCACCGGCATAAGCATTAGTAAATGAGATGATCAAGTCAAATTCTCCCAAATCCATTAAAGAACCAGCCAATGCTCGGAGTTGGGAAACGGTATTATAATCCATTGTAATGGAGGCTGTACAGGTTTTATTGCCAAAACCACGATTGATAGCATTTCCTCCAATACCGTAGTTGTTTTCAACTTTACGAGTCTTGTTCCACTTGATTTCAGAAACTCCTTGCATAATAGTAGAATCTTCTGAAATGTCCAATGCTGGTATGGAAATGCGGATCATAGACCAGCTGTATGCTACATTGTTAATTATTGCCATCTTGTTAATTATTTATTGGTTAATGCCAAGCCCTCGACTACTTCAATACGGGACGCTACACCCACCGGAACAAGTGAATATTTAATGATTAGTGTATCATTCTTTAATACATTTTGATTCTTGTCAATTGTTACAGAAAAACCTGAAATTTCTTCATTATTCTGCATAGTTGTGAGGATGTCAGAGACAATGTTTTGAAACATCGTAATCTTGGCAGAAGATAGGTATCCAGTGCTGGGATCTACTTTCAACGGAGAATTGACATAAGGTAATAATGCGTTACGTACAGCACGTCTTGACTTATGAATTGTACGGTTTCTAGCAACTGTTCGGTAATCTCCATTTGAACACGTTTGGTCTTTAGAGAAAAAGACTCCGCTTTCCAAACCAGAATATTTGCACAAGAAGACATATCCCTTATCGTCCAGATCATCCAATTGGATTTTATTCAAAGATGAGTACTTTAATGTACTTGTTAACTTATCCTCGCTATTTAAAGTGACATCTCCGAATCCCATTTCAATATCTGGGAAATAACCAATCAAATTGAACTTATTTACCCATGCGAATGATTCTTGTACGCTTGCTGAAGCGATACATCCGAGTGCGGCTCCAATATTTCCTACAGGAGTGAGGTTCGGGTTAGCAAGCTGCATAGCTGATACATCAGCGTCTAATCCCTGGCCAAGCAATACACTGACAAACCGAGCATTAATGACACACGTAGGTATTTTGCCCAGTTCTACTTTCTTCACAGATTCTTCAGCTGTTGCAATTACTGCGGAATTTGCACATAACAAGATTGATAAAGGAGCATTTTCATCAGCTAAAGACGCAGCTTTGGATTGCAGATCTGTAACTAGGTCAATGCTATATGTTTCTGCTTCCGGATCTGTTTGTTTCCACAACGATTGTTCAGTCCAAACACCGAGTTGGTTAATCATACCATGTGCTGCACGTTGCATTTGTTCTATAGCATTCCAATCTACACCACAGTCTGCAAACATGATAAACAAACGTCCTGTGCTTCCTTGTATTCCAAAGAAATGATTGATATGATAATAAGGAATTCCAAACAGTAAATCCTTTTCAGTGTCACCGGAGTATGCGGTAATGCCAAGTTCTTTCAAATCATCCATAGAATTGATTTCAATAACATTACCTTGTAATTTGTCTTTTACGGCCAAACCAGCACCTTCTTCGAAGAATTTAGCTTGTTTGGAAATATCAAACAGCAAACCTGTGACTTTTTCAGTTGAGGTTGTAGAGCTTGTTCCAATGTTTCCATCGGTATCACTCATAAAAACGCCACCTAATGCCATATTTGTAAATTTTATTGTTTGTAATACGGATTTTGATAAAGAATAGCATCCTTCACCCAATTAGGTTGTGCATCTGCGGTGAATACACCACCTTTGGAATCAATATACAATGCCGGATAGCCAGGATATTTTTGTAACAGTTCTTTTACGAATTCTGGTATTTCATCTTTTTCTTTTGTTTTGTCTTTTTTTTCAGGTTTTTGAGAAGACTCTTTGATAGAGGAGGTATCTGGAGTTTCAACAGTGTCTTGCTCTTGTTTTTCAGATTCTTCATTTGAAATAACCGGTGTTTCTGAAGTAACTGTAGGATCTTGTGTTTTAACCTCTTCTGTAACCGGAGCTTCTGTATTCTTTTTTCTAGCCATAACTTAAATTAAAAAAGGGAATGGAGTACCGACTCCACTCCCTTGTGATAAACTATGATGAGATATTTAATTCAATTTGTTATTCTGCATTTTTGTAAGCGGTCCATGCTACGATTTCTGCCGGACGAACGATGTTTACATCCATTTTCATTCGCATCTGGAAGAAATACAATTCGCTGTTAGCTTGTAGCCGTTCAACCTTTACTACTTCAGCGTCATTTGCATAGTCAACCCCCATCCACAGGTTAGATTCCATGCCGGTAGTAAATTCTCCGAGTACGATAGTATGTTCTGGA